TTTAAAAGATATTGTATAACCAAACTTGCACCATGACCTTAAATTTGATATAATTATCTTATCATATTATTACTTCCTATGGAGGGTAACCTCCTAAAACTCCCTGTGACCGAGTGGTTTAGGTGCAGCTCTGCAAAAGCTGATACGTTGGTTCGAATCCAATCAGGGAGTCTAAATGAGGTTGAACGCTAGTAAATCCATTGGGTCGCTCCCATAAAACGTACTTAGTAATAACCACTTAGGGTGCTATTGATTAAGTAATCTAGCAATTTATTAATGACCCATAGCTCAGTTGGTAGAGCGTCGCACTGTTAATGCGAATGTCGTAGGTTCGAGTCCTACTGGGTCAGTATTGGAGAGCTGACTTGCACAAATAGTACAGACGAGCAAGCTCCACTTACATTAGCCGATTTAGCTCAGTTTGGTAGAGCGTCTGATTTGTAATCAGAGGGTCACAGGTTCAAGTCCTGTAGTCGGCATAGGTTGTATGTCTTACCAGTAATATGGACTTCATGCAACTTAAAATCCTTTCTTGCTTATTCATAAGCACTTACCTCCTTTCTCTTAAACACATCCTTTAATTAGGGTGTGTTTTTGTATGCAAAAAAAGAACCCCTTTATAAAGGAGTTCCATCTGTATTACGAGGAGTCATGTCTGTGGTCACAGGATTGCTTCCTGTAGCCAAAGCATAGGTTGGGTCATCTTTCCATTGAGGAGACGCTCCAAAGGTATATGCAGGGTCAATATTGCCATCAGGACCTATAGGTAAAATTTGATAACTAATGTTGATTGGTAACCAAGCACCAACACTAGCTTCAATATTAGAAGCTCCATTACGATAACGACTAAGAATAGCTCCCCCAGTAACATTACCAGCCCTTTCACGTTTAATCGTTAATAACCATTGTGAACCACCAGAACCTTGCATTAATCCATTAACATCTACATAAGGTACACAGTCCTGTGGAAGGTCAAATATAGGTTGGTCTATATTAGCTGGGATAGATTGTCTTACAACCAATTCTCCTTGAATATGAACAGTATTACCATCACGTCGAACAAGTAATAATGAGTTTCCTAATTGACCTGTAGAACCTTTACCGCCAGGATAATGACCAATCCAATCAGGAATACGAGGAACAAATGCTCTATCATATTTATGAAGTTTTCTATATAAATCTAAGTGTGGTTTATTACTATCTCTAAAACCAGAATAATCATTTTGAAGCTGGTTACGTTGTCCAATTTCTTGGTCTAACTGATTTTTTAAGTTAGTGTCTGCTTGAAGTCTACGAGTTGCTTCTTGGTCAAGTGGACCTTGCCAGTTTTCACCTTCACCAATTTCAAGTTTCTTAAGTCGAGTATCAAGGTCACCAATTTCAATTAATGTTCCGTCAATACGTCCATTAGTACGACTATCTCTATTTGTAGTAGTCGTAACTAACATATCAACATCATCTTTTTGCTTTTGTTTTAAAGCTGCCAATTCTGCTGTAGCGTCTTTGGGAATATAAATATTCTTCCCATTAAATCTCATTATTGTCATTGTATCTCCTTATCTTAACTTGGCATATCCCCTACAGCATAGCTAATTTCAAATGAATAACTCTGATTAGCTATATTTCTTAGTATAGCTATTCTATTTTTATTAGCATCAGATGCTTTATTACCATGTACTTGCACGTTACTTATATTTGAAGCATTAATAGTCCAAGTAGGAACGGTAAACATTAATTCTGTAGAACCAGATAATTGTGCCCATTCTGGTAAAGTACAAAGCCAGCGTTCAGCAGTACTTGCTCCAGAATTATCAATATTAACTCTTACATGCACAATATCACCTTGACGTTTCACCCAAGTACCCTTATTATCCCCTTCATCTTGAATCTTAGTCCAAGGGTGGTCTGATAAGTTGTTTAGACTACCGACTGTTACTTTATTACTAAATGAACCTGTTTGACCAACAATATCTCGATTAACTTTTAAACGTTCAAAAGTGGCAGTATCACCTTGTCTAACAATTGTTGTATCATCTTGCTCTAACACAGTAACTCTATCTTCCACAGCAACAATGTCATTAAATAAACCATTAACTCGATTAGTCATGGCTGTATTTAAAGCATTAGCCAAATTTCTAGTATCTGAATCACCAGTAATACGTTCATCCTTTTCCTTTTGTAAAGGCACCGCCCATTCTGTTCCAGCTCCAGATTCAAACGCATTCATTCTTTTGACTAAAGTGTCAATGCGAGTGTTGACAATGGTTACTAAATTAGATGTTTGTTCTACAACATCTATATCGGCAAGTTGTCTAAGTTTTCTTTCGTTTTGTAATTCTAGCGTTAAATCTGGTGCTAGAATTACATTATGATTGTTATATCTTAAAATTGTCATTTAAACTCCTATCTGTTATTCCAATCTGGTTTAGAAGCATAACCAATTGGTGGATATTGGTCAAAGGTTTGCCAACCATTGGAGTCAAAGCCATATTGTATAGAACTGTTATTTCCAAACATGTTTGTTGCAAATTCAAAACTTCGAGTTGGTCTTAAACCATAAGGTATTTTATCATTCAAATTTGTCCAGCTAGAACCAGTTGAACTAAATCTATTACGTTGTGATGCACCACAGAATGATACGTGTCTACCTATTCTTTGAACTTGTGCTCCAGTATCATAACCTAAATTCATACTCATTTCAATTACACCCATTTCACCAGTGAATCTTATTGATTTTACTGATTTTAAATCAGAAGCTACTGTAATAGCTACGGTATCTGGTTTGAATCCACGATTGGTCATTGAACCAATCCAGTCATCAATTCCATCTAATACTACGCTACCACGAATAACTAAATCACCATTATAATCGTAATATGTAGTCATACCATCAATATAGAACTTATCTATATCAGTTGTAGTTACAATTGTGTCTCTCCAAGGGAATCCACCATATAATTTAGACCATGAATCTTCCCAAATCATAATTTGGTCCCTATCGTAGAATGAAGGAATAGTTTGATAATTAAATTTAAGCTCTCGTACAGTATAAGTTATATCACCAGGAACTTGATAATACAACCTTCCACCTCCATCTGTAGAACCATCTGGTAATATAGCCCCATAGGCATTATAATCAAATACAATAGATGGTCGTGTTAATGAATTATTTTTAGTACCCTGAACTGAGAATCCACCTAATTGTTTCTCAATATTGGTAAATTTAGTCTGAGTATTATTTTTTAAATCATTCACATCACCTGTAACAGTGTCAATACGAACTCCTAGTGAATCATCACCGTTCTGTCTATCAAGAATCTCTCGATTCAATCCTGCCTGACCACTACCCAAATCAATATTACCGATACGGTCATTGGTATCAGCAATCAATTGAGCTAGTTCATTATCACGTTTATTTAAAGTCTGAGATAGCAACTCTAATTTAAGTGCTAAATCACGAGGCACATTAACTATTTTATTATTTAATACAATTGATACTACTGTATTATCTAATGGAGAATCACCATCATCTAAATTAGCACCACCAACTAGATTTGAATAATATACTCCTACAGAATTATCTGTTCCAGTAATTTCTGATTTGTACCATAATACTTGATTCACATCTAATTTTGGTTTAGCAGATAGCCAAATTACTGGTTTAGTTGTTAATGTTCCAACACCATAAGTCAAATTAATACTTTTAACTGTAGGCATAGTTGAGATATAAAGGTTATCTACAACTGGTGGTGTAGGACCAGGAACACTTTCTAAAAGTGTCCATTCATAATCTTTAAAACTGGTAGGATTAGCCACATTTGAAAAACCAATATATTGTGGATAATCTGAATCTTTAACTTCGCTAGCTGATGGCATGTGTGGAGTGGCAGTCGAGCCTTTTGTAAAAAGAAAATTAGATATAGTTAGCACGCTGTCAGTTGGTACATTGCCCATTCTTAGTTGCACACCATTAGCTATTCCTGACAAAAAACTAGAGTCTACTACGAAACTAAATTCGCTATGACCGCTCTGACTTTCACTTGTGATTGATATTATTTTGGATAGATACAGCCAGTTAAACTCATTAAGTTGAACTAAAAAAGTACCACTAGTTGGATTAGTAACTGTCCAATCAAACGTGCAAGTAAGGGTATCTCCGACCGATAAACCTTGATTTTGTACGTTTTTACCGTTATCAAACCAATACAGGAATTCTCTCTGGTTAGTTTCATTTTTTCCAGTCCGTGAGATAGGGACTCTCGTTCCTTTCAACAAATTCAAGTTAGGATAAACCGTAGTGAAACCATTAGTACCGTCTGCACTGTTAGCATAAGCTGCTGTATTAACTTTGTTTTTAAATTCTGCGTTGGTTAACCATTTGTATCTGGTAGGGTCACTTGAATCAGTAGAATATTCATCTGTATAAAAACCAGTATAAGTCCGTTCAATCCCACCTTTAGTTGTGAAATCTAATGTTCCTGTATTGTTATTAGCATAAGCAATATGTAAAAATGGTGCTGTATTAGACATATAGTCCTCCTTATTAAAATACCACCACCACAATGTGGTAGTGGTTTAGTCTAGTTAGGGTTTAGTAGCTGTTACTCCAAACTCTTTGTCAAGTTCAACTTGACACATCTTATCAGTAGGTAGTTGCAATTTACCAAAATTATCTTGATAATTTGCTAACATTCTTGTTGTCCGAACATATCGAACTCCTACCCCATTTGAGATATACCAACGTTTAGTGTCTACAGTGAAAATTAAATACATATCTAGTAACTCCTTATTAAGTGTGTATGTTGTGTTTTGTGAAGTATAATCATTACCAGTGGAAGTAGAACCTCCACCCATGTAACGTTGAATACCTGCAATAAAGTAATCTTGAACTGCTTGAACAGCTTGCCCATGTAAAGCCCATGAACGGTGAGGACAGTCTGTGGCTGAGTACTCACGGTGTAAGCGAACAGTAGTTCGGTTTGGTACAAGACCATACTGTTTGAAAGCATTTGCTACATCTTGGAAGACACGTTCTTCCGTTGCTTTGAAATCAGCGTCAGTAGCTCCAAGAGATTGGCAAACCTCCCAAGATAAAGCCCATTGGTTAGCATAACCATTACCAGCATGCCAAGCCATGTTATCGTAGTTTTCAGCTTGATAACGACCATCTTTAGCAATATAAACATGAGCAAAACCTAGTTCTGCTTGGTGAGTTGGCAACCAATGACTGTAGTAACTTGCTGTTGCATTAATACTACCAGCGTCATTATGGATGATTGCAAACGTTGGTTTGCCAGGTCTTCGACCAGCAACCCCAGAATAAAAGTTAACCATTATTTGACCTCCTGTACTTTGTGCAACGGTACAGAAACCATTTGACCCTCAATCATAGCTTTAACAAAAACTTCGTTTTGTCGAACGTACTCATATTCTCCATTGAACTTGAAGAAATCTCCTACAGAGAATCCATCAAATTCTTTAGCAGAACCATTAGCATTGAGTTCTCCAATACTTGATTTTGTAAACTTAGCATTGAACTCAACAGCTCCACCATTAACTGGTTCAAGTTCTACGAACTCGTCTTGAATTTTAGCAACCTGAAAAGTTCCCATAAGTTTAATTTTTTTCACTAAATTCATCTACCTTTCCATCTTCTTTAATAGTAAGTGGTTCTCCGACCAATCCTTCTTCCACTGAATCAGGAATACCATTATGATTTGCGTCAACTACTTTTTTAAAAGTAGCACCACCAAGTACTGCTGAGATAGCTGCTGTAACGATTACTGCTGTGTCATAGATTTCAGGACCAAATGGTAAACCCCAAGTGGTTGCAATCCCTGCATAAGCAATACCAACTAATGTAATTACTGTAGCACCAATACTTAAGTATTGTGTGATTTTGATTTTTTCCAAGAAATAATCCTCCGTAAGTTTGTTATAATATAATTGTAACATATTTAGTTACCTTGGTCGAATTTACCCAGCTTACTTTTATAACTTAGAATGACTAATTCTAGTTCATTAATCTTCTCATAAAGACTTTTTATCAAAGTATGCTGCTGTGCAATTTCTTCTGATTGATGTTCGATTTGGGTAGCTTGTGTTTCCATTTGTTTAGACATCTTATCAATCAAGTCCCCTTGAGATTTAAGAATCGTCTCCGTTGATTTAAGTTGGTTATCCGATTTTGTCTTTAAATGGTTAAACATTCCTGCAATGATAGTAGAGAAGAGTGTACCAAGAGTTCCCAAAATGGATATGATGATTGCTGCTTCCATAATGTTATCCTTCTATAATACTAATATTCTTGAGTACCTCTGTAGTACCGTCTGCTGTTAATGTTGGTAGGATTGCTTCTATTTTAGAAATACGAGATTCAATCATATTCAAACGAGTTTTAACTTCACTAGCTAGACTAGCTGTTAAAGTGCTTGATGATGGATTCCAAGTAAGAACAATCTCATTTGTGTTTGCTACATTGAACTTAAATTCAGATGTAGAAGATACGTTATTAATTAAATCCCAAGTCATTCCACTTGGATTTACAATGTAGATGTTGCCATTAGGTAAACGATATAACTGGTTTTCATTAGCCATTAAAGCGTCTGGTAAACTAGGTACATCAATTACCAATTGAGGACAACCATTATCACATGTATTTAAAGCCATTTATTTCTCCTTAAGGTACAAAGTTGTATTGAATATTGATTATATAGGTTTGACTAGCAGGCATATTAGCTGCTGATTCTAATGATACAAAGATTTGACCTGCGTCACTACCAGCTCCACCCATCACATAAGTGGTAGCACCAATAGCAGGTTGAGCCTTACCACTAGCCAAAGTGATAATTCCTGGTGCTAAATCTAAACCTTGTTCTAAGAATGTTGGTGCATAATCAGCAGGAATACTACCAAGTTTTAAAAGTAATGATTTATTACTAGCACTTGCACCAGTAGTGAATTTACCAGATATAAACATAGTACCACCCTGAACTCTCCAATATAATTTTTGAGCATTAAGTTTATCACTTGGGTATGTAACTTCAGTTAAACCAATACTAGAACCAACAGTCTTACTTAAATCAATAATGGAGTGATTTAAAGCTCCAATACTGACTTGTTGAGTTTGTAATTGACCTAATGCAGTATCAATTAACCCTTTATTAGTAGTTACATTAGCATTAGTTGTGGTCAAATTATTTTGAAGTGCAGTGATGTTTGTACGATTAGTTTGAATTTGAAGTTTTAAATTTTCAATAGTTTGCATTACAGATTGACCACCAAGACGATTATCTAGGTCAATTAATGCTGTTCCAACTTGTGTAACTGAACATTGTATTTGCAAAATTAGTTTATACAGAATAGTGTCTGTGGTTGCCATACGAAAGATATTAACAGCATTTCTTAACCGAACACGTTGGTCATCAACTTGTTTTGGATAAGAGCCATTGACATCAAAGACGACACAAGCAGTATCGCAATTATTTACAGCCATTGATTAATCTCCTTATAGTACTTTCTTACGTCCAATGATTTGAACTTCTACAGTAACATTTTTATTTGGTGCACCTGGACCTTCTTGATAGTGCATTAACAAATAAATATCAAGGTTGACATTAAAATTGTTACCAATTTTAACCGCAGACTGAATATCACAAGTTTTCATACAAATAAATGAACCACTAATTTGAATTTGGGTGTTGCAGATATCAATTATATCCATATCCTCAACTGGGATATCAAAGTCTACTTCATCAGCACCTGCTCCTGCAAAGTACATGTGATAATCTCCTGCAACACCATTACGTTTTCTAAATTTTGACCAAGGTACAACAACCTTAGCTGTTTTAACTACACGAGCATAACCATTCTCAAGACTGGACATAGTCCAAAGACCATCATCACGAATAGTCAAACCATTGTTAATTTGTTTAGAAAGTTTAACATCACCAGTGAAATTAGTAATTTCTACACCGTCATGCCAAGACTGAGTTTTAGTGAAGTCAATTGACTTAGAATCAACTGGGTTAAAGTCTCGTTTATATAAATCGGTTAACCACCCAATTAAGTTCTGGTTAACACAGTCAAAGTTTTTAAGTAGTTCTGAAAGTAATTCTAAAATGTCATTTACATCACACATCTGGAAGTCAAGAATGTCGTAAGCAAATTGTCCTACATATTCTAGTTCAAAATCTTTAAAATCTTGAACTATATTTAAGTTTCCAGGAATATCAATGAATCGACAATTGCAATTATCTGCAATACATGGTACGTAAGCCATTTAATTCTCCTTTAATTAGTTGTTGGATATTTATCGTTAGTAAGCCAAGATGTTGATGGTGTAATCACCCAAGTGTTTGCTTCAATACCATTAATTGATAAATAATGAATAACACCGTCTGGTAAAATTTGACGTTGTACTGTTGTTTGAGCTTTGGTTTGAGCAAAACTAAGTACTTGACAAGATTGAATGGGTCTAAATCCCTCTGGGACTTTGTTTGGCATTAATGTCCATTCTTGATTAGCAGGAGAAGTAGCAATTTGTCGTCCCTCAGCAGCTACAAAAACTGTATTACCAATACGATACATAGTCCAATTGTACATGTAACCAGCGTCAAACTCTTTTTTGACTGGAGTCAAATCACCACCATCACCTTCTAAACGAGTTACACGTTTATCCAGATTAACAACATGGGTGATGATATTACGAATTAAACAACGAGTATATTCAATAAATCTGTCAACAATAGCCATAATGGATTTACCATTAACAGAAACCACCATAGCACGGTTTGAGTCAACACGACGACTTAATCTAGTTTCATCAAGAACTAGCTTCTCAGGACTATCTGATTCAGTGTGAACCTCACAGTCACAACCAGTATTTGAGATAGTAGAGCGTAGATTAGGGTCAATCACACTCTTATTACAATTTTTACATGCCATCTAAATTATCCTCCTTGGATGTTACTGCTTTGAGAATATCAGTTAGACAACTTGCACAACTGATTACTGGTAATCCCATAAAGTCAGTCATTACTTTAATGAAATACTGATTGATATTTAAGTATAAATCATATAAAGCCATATCATTGTCCGAAGCTTGCCATGCTTCAAAAGCCGTGTACATAGCTGCTCCTACATGTTTAGTTAAACACCACTTCTTTTCATTACCTTTACCACCTGCAATATCAAAGATAAGTTTAGTGGTAGTACGACGAAGTGCTGTTACTTGTTCAAGATTAGCAATATAATCTGGTTCAAGTTCATCAAACTCTTGTAAGTTAATTTCACCAAGTTCAAGGTCTGCATTTAAACGTTCAATATTAGTTTTCTCATGTAGTTCAGCACATGTTAATTGAACCATTGTACGCATTAAATCTTCCAATAAACCTTCACTCGATAATTTGTTTTCTGCCATTTTGTAATTCCTCCATTTGTTCTATTTGTTGCTTCTCGGTTTCAATCTCAGCTAATCTAGTATTAATGGTAGCTGCTTCGATAAACTGACTAGCTCTCGAACCAGATAGATTATCTAGTTGTTGTTCTAATGATTGTTTCTCCGAATGTAAATCTGATTTTAATACCATTGTTTTGAAAGTGGGTGTCCTAAACTCTTCCAATTGACCTCCACCACCAACTGGACCTGGGTTAGCAGGACCTGGCATTTCACTTCTAGTGTAGTCATTAACTGACTGACCATGGCGAGAAATGAAACTATAAGATACAAATTCTAATAATGTTACATCAATGAATGAATCACATTCAATTTGAAACGTGTGCATACCACCATTTAACATAGTATCTCTATCTAAATCAGACAACATATTACATATCTTAATTATATCATAAAAGTCTCCCATGGATTTATTAGGATAGATACCTGTAGTTTTAGGTAAATCCCATTGAGCATTAAACAAATTTGTAACATCAAGACCATCAAATATGATATTGAACTTAGTAAATTTTGGGTTTACAGTAACACCAGCAATTGGACGAATTACTAGTTTAAAGTTCCATCTAATGAAATTAGAAATATCCGTTGTGATAGGTAGGTACAGAACCCCAGGAACGTTCGGTGTGAGCGTTATAGACCTCTCTTGACCAAAACTATTATAGATAGCATTACGACGCTGTGTTGTTGTTGTATTGAGCTTAGAGCGTGTATCAACCGCATACTGTGATACTTGAGCTAAAGCTTGTGGCATAGTTAAAACCATTAATTTACTCCATTTCCATATACTCCTGCTAAATCTTTAGCAAGTTGAATTGTATAATTCCAACCACCAGTTACAGCGGTCATTTGAATTTCTGTTACATAAAACCAATCATCAATCTCATAAATCTTCTTTTCATAAGGGGTCATAGTGGAAGTGATATCTGGAAAAGTAGATAACAAACTAAACCTAACTTTATCAAGTACATCTACATTATCAGGAAGTTCTGGAACTCTAACTGTAAATCTTAATTGTCGTCTATGATTTTTGAGATAACGAATTGCTGATTTATATAAAGTATAAGAAGCTTTTAGTCTGTCTTCATTTGATAATGTCTGACCTTCTTCTTGAATAGGTTGTAAATCATTGGCACTATATGTACCTTCATAAATATCACCATCCTCTAGTTCAATACCATAAGTATCAAGAACGGCATATTCATCTTTGTTATTGGGTGCATATTGTGGAAAGAGATAACCTGTATTAGTTGATTGAGTATTGATTGTATTACCAGTTAATACAATAGGAAATTCATTTGCAGTTCCATAACGAAATACAAATGAATCTCTAAGAGTAAGAGAAGAAGCTCCTCCATCTCCTTTATCAGATAAAGGAACAACCATATTTACAATTGATGATGAATCCATTTCCATAGAAATATCATCTAAGGACATCACATTAGGAACACGATAATGTTTATGTTCACCAAAGATTCCAATTTCAAGAGTACGTTCTTTATTTCTAGGAAAACGTTTGAGTAGGGTTTCAGTTTGTGATAACATTTTATTTAAGGCTTCCGCTTTGTTTTCACGAGAAAATTCATAGTCAAGTGTATCATATTGTTCATCTGAATCATCATAATGAATCTCCCAATTGTGATTTACTAATTTAAAATCATTCATTGCTAGAAGTTCTTTAGGAGTTTTACCCTTAATGGCTACATTAACTGGAACACTTTCATCTTCCCATTCAGCAAAGATATGCTCTGTAGTAATAGCTACTGTTTTATTTTTGATAGAACAATCAGACGAATTAACTTTAAGGAGAATAGTTTCACCACAATGTTCAATTCTTAGTTCACATCTTCGAGTTAGATATGGTAAGATAGCCATACTCATTGTTAAGTTACATGTTGGAACTGCATTTGCATTATAGGTTATACCTAAATCAATAAGATATTCCTGTGTAAACCGTTTAAGGGTTACTCCATTTCTAATAACGAATACTTGTGTCATTAATAAGTCCTTTCCAATTTGTTAATGAATACATAGTTTTCAAGTCGACCTTTGGGTGCACCAGTAATTGCAAATGTATTTTGACCATAGTTTAATTTAAAACTGTCTGAGTAATAAATTATATTATCCAATGGTACTTCTTCAAAGTCACAAATGGATGTTTCAGTAGCACCTGCATAATAACTAATATTACCATATTCATCTACCAGTAGTAATCCATCATAATAACCCTCAATAGCAATTGAATCATCATTTATCGTAATAACAGGATTATCATATTTACCAAAGAAAGCCATTTGAAGTGAACCTTCTAACACGGTATCAGAACAGAATCGACCTGATAATATGTCATTAACAGCTTGTCTGAAACACATTGTATAATTAGCAAATAAATTATCTGAATCATTCATTGATAAATTTGAATAAATCAATTTCATGTCAGCTTGACATTCCCAATATAAATTAGTTGGTTGATTAATGAACATGTCTGATTCACCAAGTTCATCTTCTAACGCTTTACATACTGAGCATTCAGTACCAGAAACCAAAGCGTCTAAACAATGAGCGTTACAACCAACTCCTGTTTCTACTTGGAAGTCACAACGGTCATATTCTTGAACATATACTTTAGCAAGGTCTGCAATATACCAAGTTCCACTAGGTATTTGAAACTCCAATGAAACTGAGAATATTGAATCTCCTTTTTCTTCTGGTTCGGAATAGTTAGACATTTTAGCCCAAGTCCAAATTAATTGACCACCAGGTTCTACAGCCCAAAGTCTGTTTGTACCTAGTAAAGCATTTTTGATGGCATTAATGTTATTACGTTGTTCTTCACGAGATAATTTCGTGAATCCGAACTCTACTGTAATAGACAAACTAGTGGTTTGAGTCTTCTGCATTTCTGCTCTATTAACATCAAATGAACCGAAGCTATTTAAATATGCTTGTAAATTTGTATTGAAACTAGTAGAATAGCTTTCAACGGTACGTTTACCGTCAAAAACTAAATCTCCAAATTGGAGATAGCGACGAGACTCAACTGACCATTGAGGTGCGTTATCTCTCTTATAAAGTCGTAGTGAATCACTATCAATACTTAAGATAGCGTTGTCGCTATATTCTTTCATGAATTAAACTCCTTTAATATACGATTTAAGATAGTTATTACCATCAGATGAACCTCCATAGAAGTTCTGAGTAATGTTAGCTTGATTATTGAATGAACGGTTATCATATCGGTTGTTGTACATACTTGACATACGGTTACCCATAGTTTCATAAGCTTGTTGCATACGACCATTGTTTACATGGTCTACAAATGTCTTACCAAGTATAGCAGTAGAACTTCTACGAATTACAGCTTCACCTCTAGCAAGGACAGCATTGATTGTATCTTGACCTGCTCCAAATGTACGACTAGCATTTTTGAACATTTGAGATACATAACCACCTCTAGCCATCATAACACCACCAGTTGCTGACTTACCTTTTTTACCAGTTTCTTTGTAGTTGGTTGTTACATCAACTGACTTAGACTGGATTCCATTCAATTTAGACTGAATGTTATTGATACTTGATGAAGCTTCATCATTAACTGTAATCTTAATTGATTTAGAAGCAGGAAGATTATCAAGAGCAGCCTTTAGTGAATCTAATGCTCCTTTAGCATCACCTGCTGCTGAAACAAGACTACTCATTTGACTAGCTAAAGATGATAACTTACCACCTGCTCCACTAGCAGCATTACCAGCATTATCAATTGATGATTTGAGCGAATCAACTTTATCTTTAGCTGAACTAAATTTAGAGCCTGTATCTGTAGCTTTTCCACCAAGGTCAGTAAGTTTACCACCATTAGAAGTGGAAGCAGCACCAAGTTGATTAAGAGCATTTTTGAGGTTGTTAGAACTAGTTACACCAGTACCATTAGCTTTGCCTGCAAAGTCCGTAATCTTAGCTCCTGCTTGAGAAAGCATATCGCTAAGACCACCAAGTCCTGCTCCACCATTCAAACCACCAAGGGCTTCAATTGAAGCTTTCATGTTATTGATTTGACCAGTAGCATTTGGAATATTCATTGTACCAAGTGTGGCAACTTCTTTACCAACTTTGATACCACCACGAATGACTTCAAGAATTGCTGAGAAGTCAACAGTACCAATTGAGCCACCACCAGATTTTCCATCACCTCCAATAGATTCAGCTCCACTCCAAATTTTAGTAATGCCAGTAACTGTGGTATTGATGTCTGTCATTTTCTGAGTAATAGCACCAGGATTGATTGGTGGTATTGCTGTCAATTGAGCAGATAAGTCAGACAAGAGCTTAATCTTAGGAAGCATTGATTTAATCTTACCTGTTACAGTAGATAACTGTGCTTCTAACTGACCAAGTTGATTACCCATGGTTGTATCAGCTTGAACTTGGTTTGGACCAATTAGACCACCACCAGCACTAGGTAAATTGATTGTCTTTGTACCCATAGTATCTGTGAATATACCTGAGTTAACGAGTTGAGATATTGTTGAACGTAAATTGTTCAAACCAGTAACTACTTGTGAACCAGTTTCTTTAATGTCACCAAAAGACTGGAACGTTTGAGCAAGAGTTTTCAAGTTAGTGAATGTCTTAGTAACACGAGCTGTAGTATTAGCAGGAATAGCTTGGTCAATTTGTGCAAGCATTTCTCCAACACTAGACATAGCAACATAACCCTTGTCTGCAACTTTGATACCTAAAGCTGTATGAACTTTAGAAACCGTATCTTGAATCTTCTTAATTTTATCTGCAATTGTATTTGGGTCAAAGTCAGCAGGGATAGCGTCAAACTTCTTAGGTAATGCTGCCAGTTTGGCTACGTTATCAATTTTAATACCTTCTGTTTGAGCACCAATTTGGTCAATGTAAGCTCCAAGTAAACGAATACCTTGAACCATTAAACCAACACCTGCCAATGTTAGGTTACCAGTAGCCATACCAAATCCAGTAGCAATGGCTGCAACGTTAGTAATAGCTGAACTGATAGTAGCGTTCATACCACCACCAAGACCTGCATTAGAAACAATAGCTGCCATCTTATCAAGCAAATGAAGTTTAGCCACCATTTGATAAGCTTTATCTGAATTAGCATTTGGAAGATTATCAGCAACATAGTTTACTGTATCTGTAAGTTTCTTAGCTACATCTACGATTGCTTTCATACCTTGAGCACCAGCCCAAGCACCAACACCAATACCAATACCTGCTGCTGCAACACCACCACCAATTTGTAAACCACCTTTTAGGAAAGCTCCTAATTTACCACTAAATGCACTAGAAAATGCAGGGGTTTTAAATTGTTGACCTACGTTTGTACCAAGTAATTCACCAGCTTCTGTAGCAAAACTTGCAGGAATTTTAGCTTTACCAATCATGTTACCTAAAGCTTTGGAAGCATGTATACCAGCATTAACTAATGCAGAACCTTTAGATAAACCTGTGAAAGCGATTTTAATAGCTGTAGAAGCAAGGAAACCATTAACACCTAAGTTAAATAATTTACCAAGACCACGACCAATATCACCAACATTACCTTCTGCTCCAATAGCTGCACCAAGCAGTTTACCAAAACCTCGGATGATTGGGTTATTGATAATAGCCTTAAAATTATCAGCTATCATTCTGCCACCATCTTTAAGACCATTTACAAAAGCAGTGATATCAAAATTCTTAATCCCTTGTTCTGCTTTCTGAATCAATGGAGTAATTCCAGAGAATAAATCTTTTAAAGCCCCTTTTACAGCAGGGTCTTTTTGAAGTTTATTAGAAAGTGTATCAATTACTTTACCAAAAGCGTCATAAGCACCAGATGATTCAAGAGCTTCATGTCGAACAGTTTTATAAGCACCAGCTAAGTTTTCCAACTTATTTGGGAGAGCTTTATTGGCTGTTTCAAGAGCATGTGTTTGTTGGTTATACTTTTCCATAGCGTCAGTAACAAGAGAAAAAGCGTCATATTGTCGTTCTATAGCCTGAGTTGTTGGGTCATCTCCTAAAAGTTTATTAAAGTCTTCCCAATTTGATAAGTTAAGTCCTTCTGTACTTTTCTTAACAAGTTTACCAGTAGCTTTATCTACCAGTGTGATGTCACCTTTATATTGACGAAGTGCTTGTGACATTGCAGGTACATTTTTTACCAACTCTTTATAATCGACTTTTGAGAACTGGTTGGTAGAGATTTGACCCAAGTTATAGGCAACATTACCGAGTGCTGAAATATCACCACCAGAAGCAAAGATAGATTCAGAGAAAGCTTTTGTAGCTCTCATAGATTTATCAATGTCACCAGTAAAGGAATTCATCTGAGATACAGCTTGAGTCATGTTACCAACATCAAATGGAGATACGTTGGCATATTTTACTATATCCTGATAAACATTTTCTAGTTTTTTACCTTCAACACCTTGAGCTTTAAGTTGTTGTCTTGCTTTATCAACTTCTTGGGCATACTGAAATGCACCTTTAACCTGACCTGCAATACCAACACCAATAGCACCTATTCCTACACCAGTACCAATAGCTAACATACCACTCATACGTTGCACAGTGGAAGCAGCAGAAGCAACTGAGTTACTGAATTGATTCATTCCTCGAAGTGAAGCTTGGATTTTATCAGTCAAATCAGATGATGATTTTTGTAAGTTATTATAAAGTCTAACTTGGTCATTCAAAACACCAATCTTTTGACGTTCAACACCAACTTGAGTTTTTGCTTCATTTTGATTAGCTCTAATTGCACGAGCTTGAGCTGCTGTGATACCATTGATTTCACCCATGGCCTTAGCATAACCATCGACATTAATTTTAAGGTCAATACCGTCTCGTTCTAATTGCTCTGCTTGTGATGACAAAGAGCTTACTTGACTTTGTGCTTTTGCTAAACCATCAACATTAACACGTATGTCAAGACCATCTTTTTCTAATCGTTCAGCCATTTGGTCAATGGCTTTAAGTTCTGCTAAAACCTCCTTTGTACCAACAGCTTCTAGTCGGAGGTTGTACTGTTCTGAATAAGCTCCCATTTAATTAGTTTCCTTTATTCTTCATTTCATGTTGAACCATTTTCAAAGTCTTGAATGGTACATTATATTCTGAATCTGGAGGAGTTTCTTTCCTATCAGGATTCAATTTTGCTTGATAATTTGCCCAAACTTCCTTTGAAATATTGTTCATTATGATTCCAAAAGCAATCATTACTTCTGTAGATTCCCATTTTGTGAATACTTCTAAAGGTCTAACATTATATTCCTTAGCAACCATAAAACTCATATAAGTCCAAGAACTAAATTTAGGGTTATAATCAGAGAAGTAAAACATGTCTTCTCGACTATAACCCTTATCGTCTAGTTTATATGGTTGCTTTAGATTAAATTTGCGTCAACCTCATTGATGATGTCTGGGTTATTTGTAGCAAACTCTACAAAGACACGAACCGCTTCTGATACCCATGTGTTACGAAGTTCAACTGGAAGGTCTAACAATTGGTAAACAGAATCTTTGAGAACTTTTGTTACATAAGGATTTGATAGAATTTCAAGCTCACGAGCTTTACGTTCTAATGGGTCTGTAATATAAGTGTAAGATACTTCATCATTTTCTACCACTTCACGATAGAATAATTGCATAACCATTCCTACTGCTGAACTAGCTAATTCACGTCGTTCAGGAGAGATTTCTGTGATAGGTACTTTAATATGTACACGATACTCTAAGTCTGATTCACTTAGTTCTTCATCAATATTAATTTGATTAAGTTCATCTAGTGTAAATGGATTTCCTTCTTTAGCAACACTGACAATGATATCATACTCTTGCTCTACACGTTTTACTTTATTAGGATTTCCAAGAATGGTTGTGTTTCCTTTATTATCAGATACAGGATAAGGTTTATCTTCTGTAGCTGTAGTTTCTACTACTTTATCAATCTTTTGGATTGATTCAAGGTCTAAAGTTCGTTTTGCTTGCAAATCTTTCATTGAAATTGGCATTTAACATTCCTCCAAATGTTTCTAGTACGTTATGTACGAAAATTTTATTATAATATAATTATAACATAAGTGTCACAATGGCACATAAAAAACCTCTTACGAGGTTTATGTTAATTTGATTCTTTACTCTTGATTACTTCACCAATGTAACCATTAACTGGAGTTGGTGTGAATGTAAACTCAGCAGTAGAGTTTTCAGTCATAGAGAATCCAAGAGGAAGATTATTGAAGAAACCAGTAATTGAGTAGTACCAGTCATAACCACCTTCAATGTCAACTGGTACCATCAAGCGAACAGGACGAACCTTACCACCATTGAGTGAGATTTTATAGACTTCAACATCAATATCTTTTGGATAGATAACGGTAACAGTTGAACCAATGTAATCTTGGTTGAAACGAGCAAAGTACAAGTTTTTATCTTTGTCATGAACAATTTGGAATTGGTCTTCTGATAAAGTTTTAACAGTATCAAGTGACATATATTTCAAACGTCCTTCATCAGCATTGCAATCTTCCGATTGAGCACCAATGAAACCACATTCAGTAGTTGAGAAACCTGGAAGTGATACAAGACCCTTAGAGTCAACAACACCTTTAGTCATTACTGGGATAGCACGAGACTGGTCATCAACCAATTCCATCAATGGTGAAACGTCTAACAAGTTAGAAGACCATTTCTTAGCATTGATTGTAATTTCTGTATCAGCAGATGATGGGTCAAGAGCAACTTTAACACAGTCAGGGTCAGTAGCGTCCATTGAAGGATTGAACTCAAATGTGTCCAAACATGTCATCCAACCAACATCATTCTTAGCGAACTCAGCAATTGTATCAAATACTTGGATGTTACCAATACCTACAGTACCAGCACCTTTAGCAGACTCTACAACAGAGATAGTCATAGTAGTAATACCAGTTTTAGCCCAACCACTACCAATAAGTTTAGTAGGAACATCAGATAAAGCTACAGCCACAAGAGTTTGTCCATTAGCGTCCGAAGTAGTTACTCCAGTAAGTGTATATACATCAGCATTAACGCTATCTCCAAGATTAACAGTAACAGTATACTTATATTCTCCACCAAGTGTAGCTTCAGCTTTAGCATGGAGGTTGAAGGTAATAACTCCACCAAGTGCATAATCTTTAGCGTCAATTGGGATTTTATATGATACAGAAGCCGTGTCAACATTATCCGAAAGAGGAACACTTTGTGCAAATTCCATGATACCTTTGCGAATACAAAGAGCGTCAGGACAGTTCAAGAAGTCGGTATTCTTAACTTTAGAACGATAATTAGTAGTTCCTTTAGAAGCAGAGGTATCTTGTGGACGAATCTTTACACATGAATCAACTTCATCTGTGTAGTTGAAGAAAAGTTTTTTAGTTGTGCCTTGTGTTGGCATTGCAACAGATTGTAATTCATAATCAGTACGACAATTGATAGACATTATTTGTCCTCCTTAAGTGATTTAGCTACTTCTGAACGAACCATAGCCAAGTGAAGTTTACGTTTTGGATTCAATCCAAGTTCATTAGCAATACGAACTTCTTTAGCCAAGAATCGTTCTGCTACAGTAAGGGTATGGTCACTTACATCTGTAACCACATCTTCCAATACTACAGCTTCAAGTTGTGGTTCTTCATTCAACTCTTTTGCTGATTCAATTTTATTAGTTGCCATTTAATGGTACTCCTTTAACATTTAGTTTTTATCCAAACTTGGTAAGTGTTACTACCAAATTGCATTTCATTTGCTTGATTTAGTGGTGTTTGTCTAACAGCTCCTAATCTATAAGATACTGGAAGACCATCATCACCAAGGTCTTTAATATTTAATGGTGCTTGACAAATAACGTCAAGGAAAGCTGCCGATAAAGCTGATTTATATCTTAAAATACCTTCTGGGGTATTCATGATTTCTACAGCACCATTATCACGACAATCACGAGGACTAATTGTTTGAAACGCATAATTCAATAGAATCATATACTCAGGAACACAAGGTCCTGGGTTAGTTTCTCTAAAGCCTAGTGCAACCAATGGAAACTGGCTACCTAACTGTGACCGAGAATAGGCTTCATGTGTAAAATGTTTTTCAAATTCTTCATCAAAGTTATAATATCGTTTATGATAATCAGTAAATTCATTTTTGTCAGCTATTGTTAACAGTAAGTCTAGGAAAGGTTGACCTTTGGTATAAACATACCGTCGAATAGTCATCCATAATCTTAAATCAATTGAATCAATCATAGATAATCAGTCACCCTTCCTACACCTTTTGATATTGCTAATGGCGACCTTAAACTAAAGTTCTTAGGAAGTAAAGCTTTGTTACCATTACCAACACGAATCATTGCTTGTCTTCGTTCAGTGAACATTACAGTATAGTCACCGTCATCAAGAGTTGACTTGATGAGTGGGTGAGTATTAAGCACTGCTAGGCTTGGTCCGATAACTATATCGTCACCGTCTTTAAAAGTTTGAATCGAAGCATTCCATGTACCAGTTAACTCAGTTGTACGAGCTTCCATGGAGATTGCATGTGCAACTGCTTCACTCCATGTTATTTGTGCTCTTTCCAACTTTGGTAAGTCAACTGTCTCGAAATGACTAGTGAAACTCATGTGAACTGGAGGTCGAAACAGCTTGCACACTCTTTCAATCCACGAGGAGCTTCTCTTGGTTCAATTCTTTCTAAAATGAGTCTAAGGGTATCCATATCGTTGTCACAGTCGTCATCAATGTTATTGATACCGACCAACTTCCATACTTTCCCTTTCAGTACACAATACATACCATTTCGAATGTCTGTATTGCATAAATCAATTACTTGATAATTATTAGGTTCAATCCAAGCAATCTCATAACTCAATGCCACCTCAGTAGTCGATGTGGCAAGTATATCTCCTGTTACACCTTGACGAGATTTAGGATAATGTTCAACATTATCTGCATAATATACTACTTCCCATTTGGAAGATTCAATCTCACCAAATTTATTTCTTGATTCTGTCTTTTCGTCTATAACATATAATCTAGTCGCCAATTTTACTGAACCTAGGGTACGTTTGACCATTGATTTCTGTCACTAGATTTAGTAGTCCTGTACCATCTACTTCACCAACTTCGTACACCATTCCTTTAACGACATTGAGTGTTTGACCACTCATGAGGAAATATTCCCCAGTTCGTAAATGAGATAGTTGCTTCGTTGTTGATTTGTTCTTCATACAGGCACTACAGTTACTAGAGACCTCTACAATCCTTGTTTCACCATTGTATCTTAATTTCATGATTTAACGAACCATAACCTTTCATCTAAATTCAACCGATTACATAAACTTAATTCAGAGATAAGTCGTAATTGATTCTGTGTTAACATTTTCTCATATAGAAACTCCACATGACTTTCGTCAGTAGTCCAAGTACGAGAGATTTCACCAACCTTCTTAGTTTTAATAATCTGGTAGGCTTTCGGTTTGTCCATTGTAGTACATTGTTTAATTGAACCACAACCCAGTAACGATAAACTCATTGAAGTGAGTAGCGAACAAAATACTGGTAGTAATCTAGGTGGAAATTCATTATACCCAGAGTTATAAGTAACATTTAATTCAAATTCTTTACAATCGGATAGGCAGAATGTACGAGGTAAGTTAGTTGTATCAATTAACAGATTACCTTTTCTTATCACCCATTCATTTTCTGGAATGCTATATTTAAGTTCTTGTAAACCTTCATAGGTTACCAATTCAACTTCTATGATATCCATGTTCGGTGATTGATAAAATAATGGATAAGTTTGGTATCTGTCACAGGTCAAACATTTAAGATTATTTACAAACTCAAATGTTTCTTGTCGTGATTGATACTCAAACCCATTATCCCAACAGAGCGATTTCGACAATAAGAGAATTAAACTTTCAATCATTGGCTCTAGCTCAGTAGTTTCTTTATCTTTAAAGCATGGACACTCAGTTTTAACTTGCGTTACAAATTGTGTGTAGTCCATTTAAACCTCCTATTAACGTGGGAGGATAGTATCAACACCCACGTTGTTAAGGAGACGACCAATAACTGGAAGACATTCAGTTGGTACACCAACATTAGTTACACGGATAACTGAGTTAAAGTCATCTGTAAACATTCCACCACGTTCACGAATACGGTTAACGATTACTTTACAAGCACCTTGAGTAGTGATTGGTTCGTCTTTGATGTCTTGTTCAGTTTCAAGTTCACGAGCCATAGGGTTCAATGTCTTTTGACCAACAATTGCACCAACGTGGTCCAAGTTCAAGAAGATAAGGTCTGATTCAAGGTCATCATTAACATCCATTAGTGAAACGTCGAATTGACGGATTCCACTAAGCAAGTCTTCACCCATCACGGCTTTGATTTGACCAAGTTGTTTATTGAATTGTTTCAATGCAAATTGGTTACCAAGTACAATCCAGTCACCTTTAATCATGTCAGTGAAACATGAGATGGTGTGGATAACACCAACCAAGTTAGTACCATCAAGGTTAACTACAGAAGCATGTGAGAGTAATTCTTGAATACCAGTAAATGGAAGCAAGTTATCTCCTGCAACATCAGTTTCACCAAAGAGGAATTGACGAGCCATTTGGAAGATGAAAGTACGACGGAGCATTTCAAGACGACGTTGATAAGCATTAGTTCCTTTAAGACCAAGTGGGTTAGCTTGAAGGTTAAGTTCAGGCATACCTGTATTAATCAAGTAGAAGATGTCATCATCATTCAAAGCGTCTTCGACACAGAATTGTTTAACGTTAGTATAGAAAGCACGACCTTCCATAGTAGGCATTTTAACACAACAGAGTGTACCAGGGTCACGAGTAGGAACAAGGTTAGCTTGACGTCCAACAAAGATACGAGGAGCACAGTTTTCATCTTCAACAATACGCATAGTGTTCATAACACGATTTGAAGCAGCACCATTAAAGATTGCTGAAAGCCATTCAAAGCTTTCGTGGATTTTTTGAGTAGGTTTAGTATCTGAAAGGTCTTCACCTTTACCAAACTTCTCAACGTCAACAGACATTACAGGGTTAACTGAACGTTCCATTGTTGAGAGGTTATAACGAAGGTTTCCCAAACGTGGTTCAGTATTAAGTGATGTATTTACAATAGTTGCCATTTTTTAATTCTCCTTAGATATCGTAGTGAGTAGTATCAAAACCGAGTGGGTTAAAGTTTGGTTTAACTACCATAGTTTGTTCAGCTACAGCAGATTTTTCAGCAATCTTAACTTCTACAGTTTGAGTTGCTTGTGCTGATTCAGCCGAAGCTGGTGTAGCAGGTTTAGCTACAGATTGAGTGAAAGCGTCAACCAATTTATTGACAGCTTGAAGTACATCAGCAATAGTTGGTTCATCAACTACTTCATCTTTAGTTTCTTCAACTGTTTCATCTTTAGTTTCATCAACTACTTCATCTTTAGTTTCTTCAACTGTTTCATCTTTAGTTTCTTCAACTGTTTGTGCAACAGTTTCATCTTTAGTTTCTTCGACAATTTCTTTTGCCATTGTTAAATCTCCTTGACTATATTGTTTGTACAATTGGTCATATTTATCATCTGATTTTTGCATTACCAATTGTGGATTGATGTTAAGTTCTTCTGAAACACTTTGTACCGTAGTTCCAACGATTGAATCGACAAAACCTAAGTCTTTTGCTTGAGAAGCACTAAACATTGATTCTTTAGCCATATAGTCTTCAATGACATCACGGTCAAGACCAGTTTTAGCTTCATAGATATCAATACTTTGCTGGGTGATAGCACCAAGTTGTTGTGTTAATTCTTCAAGTTCCTGTGGTCTTAGAATACCATAGTATTGTTGACGAGGATAATGAATTAAAAAATATGAAAAATCCGACATAGTTACTTCATCAAATACACTTGCTAATACTGTACCAGCACTTGCAACCATACCTTGAATATGTACTTTAGATTTACCTTCAAGTTTATTCAATTCTGAAACCATAGCTCCAGCGTCCATTACAGAACCACCGTTAGTAGTTAGGTCAATTTCTAAATCTTCTCCTAGTTCATTAGCTTTAGTTACAGCTTCTTTTACATCATCTGGGAGAATAACTTCTTCACCCATTTCACGAAGCCATTTACCAAAGCCACCACCAGTTATCATTCCATTTAAAACACGTTTCATTATTTCACCTCCACAAATAAGGGATAAAACATTCTTGCTGAACGAGCTGAACAACCACAATCTTCAACCTTGAGGTCTTGACCATATAATTCTCTAGCTTCGGCAATACGTGTTTTACTTACAGCGTCTTCACGACGTTGATGTTTCAAAATATCTCTTGTAAATATAGGATATTGTGATTCAAAATTAGCAGTGTCATAAACAGTATCACTATCAAAATTAAGAAGGAAACGTTGTCTGATTCCATTAGTACCTTGAGTAATTACTGCATGTGTATAAGAACTGGGAGCTAAAGGTGAAAGTTTAAACTTCATCTTCTTTAGTCTCCTTTTCTTTCTTTGTTTTACGTTTCTTAGCAGGTTTAACTTCTACTTGTTCAGTAGGAACATCAACTTCTGTAGATGGACTGACGACAACAATGGGTTCACCGTTGTCACCAGTATGTTCTACAGTAGGAGGAGTTAAACCACGTCTTCGAGCAATACGCTCTTCTCTAGTTAAATAAATAACCATTAACGTGTCTCCTTCCTAATTGTTATCCTGTAACTGTAACTTTGTATTCTGATTCAGAATGTTTAGTAGGGTCTTTAGTTACCGCTTTGATAGTTGCGTCACCTGATTTAACACCAGTGATTTCACCATTTTTGCTAACAGTAGCAATTGTTGGGTCACTTGATGTATAAGTAACAGTCAGGTATGGTGGGATTTCCAATACAGGAGTTACTTTAGAACCCACAGCCACTGTACCACTAGCAACGGTGTATTTCAAAGCTGCAATTGGATGACATTCAGCCATTGGTTTAGACATGTCATCAAATGTTTTGCTTCCCAATGTAACTTCTCCAAGAGCTTTACATGTACAATCTCGATTGATGTAAGTGAATTTACCTTTGGCTGTCTTAACTTTAATAAAAGGTACTGACGTTGGATTTTCCAGATAAATCATTACTGTATTAGCTTGTTGTCCTGTGAACGTTCCAAGTGAAGTACCATCTTTAGAAAAGACTTCAACTTTTTGTTCAGCAGTTTTAATAGTGATGTTTGTCATTTTAATTTATTCTCCTTATAAGAATGATACGGACTTAGCGACAGCACTTTCACCCAATTGCGTTAAAGCTGCAAATGTGTCAATGGCTTTCTGAGGGTTAACTTCATAAAGGTCAATTGAAAATTCATTCAAGAACGTTTCTCGGTCAAAGTACGTTTTAACTGCATTTTTCAATACTACTTTACCTTTAGAATCTTTGGGAGCGGAGAAGCCAGGTACTTGTCGCATTTCAAATACTCCACCACCATTCTTCTTGGCATAGACTGCCATGTAATCAATTACAAAGAGAACTTCGTCTTCTTTTTCCTCAACCAATACAGCAAACTGCATGGATGGGTTAATTACCACTCGGTCAACACCGTTAAAGACTGTCTTTCCGTCTTCATCTACTTGTCGGTGATATACTTTCGTCTCTGGGTCAACCAAATCTAAAAATTGTTGATGTTGTTCCACAGAGTAATATTTCTGCCCATTTAGCACAGCAATTGGTTTAATTTCTTTAAGCAAACTTTCTTCTAGTTCTTGTCGTTTCTCAGCTAAAGTTACCATTTGTTTGTTATCTCCTAACATATTCTTGTATTTAAACATTAAGTTTATAAAATAATTATAACAAAAATATCACCGTGGTGCAAACAGTGATATCATTTTGTATTAATTTAGTAACTCTTTTGTAACCATTTCATTAATTTTATCTTGTGGGAAACCTGCTTTAAATAGATTCAAAGCAATTTCTGATACATACTTATTATGAGTATCTACTGAACCTTGGTCAGCTAAGTCCTCATTAATCAATTCTTGTTCATCAGTCATTCCATATAACAAACCTAATTGTGTATAGAAAGCTTGACGAATATTATTGATTGCTGTATCTTCTGTAGTTTCATTGATAGAAGCAATTGATATATTACGGTCTGACAAAGTACCAAGACCAAGCAATGTTGGTGGAATACCATAACACAATGGAACAATATTTTGGTCCTCCATGAGAATATCTAAGAATTTCTCAGGTGTGTTAGTATTTTCTAAACGTTCATTTTGAGTCAGACCCTCTGGAAGTACAAGAACATCATCATCATCCATGTGTTTAATTGTTTCTGCAAGATATTTCGCATATTCCTTAATTTGAGCTAAGTCTTTACGACGAGCACCATTTGACGTATTAAGTAAGTCTGTAATACCTTGTTCAGCATTTCCAGTTCCTTTGTCATCAGCGGTTTCAATAATCAAACGACCAATACCACGTTCTTTGAATTTACGATTCAATGTAGCATGTAAAGCAAGAGAATCTTCAATACGTAATCGTTCATTAAATAAACGACTTTCTGGATTGTAAGAATCCATATCATAGCGTAAGTTTACAAAACGATTTTGAGAAGCAGGTACAAATCTCATACGTTCCTTCTCTACAAATAACATTGGCGAATTTGATTTGTCAAGAGCATTTTTGAACCAATCAATATCTGTATTTGGTGGAACTTCTGATAAATGTAACACTGCTTGAGTAACTGGTTCTGAATATAAGATATGACCTAATAGTTCTGGAACAACTTGTTTAGAATTTTTGCGATAACCGATTACTACAGTATAATAATCACTAGGATAAAATTCTAATTCATTATCTTCATTACGATATAAACCTGCACGACCATATAGCAAAGCATGTTTGGTTGCTTGCTCAATCATTTGTTGGTGAGTTACATTTTTCTTAGTACGTTTACGAATGAAAGCTAACATTTCACTTGTAGCTTTTTCATCTTTAACCTCATTAGTTGTAACAATAGGTTCATATTTATAGATAAATGAAACTAACTGGTCTGTAGTGTAGTGAACATTAGGAAGTAAGCGAATAACTTCTGCTAAAGTTTTACCACCAATACGTTTCTTTTCATGTACATAACGTTCCATTTTACGAATATATTCTGAACCTTCACTATGAATTGAACTTATTGACATGATTTCATCACGTTCTAATTGGGTCATCATAGTGGGTGATGTGTTGTTGATTGTTTCTAAAGCTTCAAGAACATCATAGTTCTTAGCATTAGGGTCAGCAATATTCCAACCATTCACATCAACATCATGTTCTAATGTTTTAGCGAAGTTGGAGGTAAAGCGTTCAATATAACTCATTTATGTAACTCCTTTTGAAATTCTAAGAAGGACGAATCATCTTGTTTGTTATATGCTGTTACAGCTCCAAGCTTATCTAAGATAAGAGCATGTAAGGCTAACATTGACGAGTCAAGGTAGTCGGTTGATTTACCTCCTAGTCGTTTTTTAATTGCGTCTTTCGGTTCGATTTTGATTTTCTTATTTTCATCATTAGACATTTTAGTAACAGCTTGCATTTCGGCTTGTAGAAACTCCCATACTTCTGAGGTTACTCTGAGTGTATCTGTATCAATAAACTCTTTAAAGTCTAAGAATAATTCTGAACGTTTATTGTGAGAACGAATAGCATTTTTATCTTTCCTCCATTTGGAAGCACCATCACCAAAACGAACTGGTACAACTGGACAAGATGTTTCAGCGTCATCAGTAGTAAGCAAATTAAACTGTCCTTCACCTACACCAGAAGCGTCAATTACTAGTAATCTAGCATGGTCATGCTTTAATTGTCTGATTACATTTTGAGCCATCTCCATGGGAGTTTCATGGTCAATCCATAATTGAGGTTTTACATTGTTGAATGCAACAATTCTACTATAAGGTTTATTTGGGTTATGTTCTAGTAAAGCATAAATACATGCGTCAGTACCTCGAATAGCGACGTCATTTCCTGCATAGAATGTTGAATTATCCCAATCAATAGGGCTGTCATCTATTTTAGGAGTTGTTGTAAAGAATGCTGATTCAGTATTAACACCAAATTCTGATAAGTAAAGAATACGTAAGTTATCTTCATCATTGAAGAAAGGCGACCAAATAACTTGTTGAATAGCTTGGTCTAATAGATAGTCACGTTCTTCACGGTTCAATGGAAACTTATCTTTAAGATATTTATGTTTATCATCTAACTGTGAATAAACAAGTTCCATAAATTTGCCTTCACCAATATTTAATCTCCAGTCACCCCAAAGAACCGCTTCATGAGGAGGTAGAGGATTACGAATCATATCATCATAAGAGAAGTTCATGATATGGGGATTGGATGTTTTAAAGATTTTACCTGGTTTACCATCTTTATCTACATAGGCATAAGCACGACCTTCAGCAAGATTATATTCTTCTTTAGTAAGGAGTGCATATTCATCCATGTATGAACTACTATGGACACCAGTTGCATTTTTAGCAATGGTTAAATCAACGAATCCACCAGATGGAAATGCAAAACGTTTTTGTGATACACCACGTTGTAAAGCTTCTTCTTTTGATTCAGCTTCAAACAATACTTTCTTAAGTTTAGGAGAATGGTTAACTGCTGATACCATCTCCTTAAAGATTACCGAGTTAAGTTCTCGGTTAGGTGCGAATGCTGTGATAAGTTCTCCACGGTTGGCACGAACAAGATTACATTGGGATGATACAAATGATTTACCAAAACCAGTTCCTAAAATACAACTGATAACACGATAATCTGATTCTAACATCAATCCTGCTAGTACTGCTTGAGTGAAGTATAATTCTGCACCTGTTTCTTCTTTAACTGTATTGTAACCAATAATGGCTAAGTCATTAGCTTCTTTCCATGTCAATGATAAACGGTGATACCAGTCAGGCATAGGTTTATATCCACGAAGCCAACGTAATTGTGGGTGTAAAAAATAAGGACGAAGTGATTCCAAACGGTTAATCATCTTATGCTGATTTAACGACATTTGACTTGGTACTACATAAGTTGGGGTGTATTTTCTTTCTTCCATAGTCACCTTTCTCTAAGAGTTTTAATATATTATAATTATAGCATAAAAAAAGAGAAGGGTCAAATAGACCTATCCCTCTATGATTTCTTCTTCGGTTGTTTTAATAGTTAATGGTTTAGCTTCTCCTTCGTTAATATTGATAACTTCTGCTTCAATAACTTCTAGTTCTGGTAGAGGTTCTGATTTAACAGATAATAACTCAGTAACTTTAGCATTACTTTCATTCAATTGTCGTCTAAGACTATCGACTTCATCAATACTAACAGTAGCGTTGATGTTTTTACTTTCAGAACGAAGCATAGCACGACCTTCAATATGTTCCATCATCTTATAGAATGATTTCAAATCTGATTTAGATTCCAATACTGTACGAGCACAGGTATCAACCAAGTTAGTTGGATGGTCAACATCACAGTCAACTTGAGAGAACATATCATCAATTTCTTCTTGAATACGACTTGTAAGAACAACTGGTTCACCAGAAATTTGCCATTTAAAACATAAATACATAAATGTTTCAAAACTAATCTCATTCAGTTTAACTAAACATAAACGAATTTCAGAAGTCCATCCACCAATGGCTTCTTCATGATAACTTTTAGGTTTGAAACGGTTAGTTGGATTGTCTCCAAAACCACCTCTACCATTGGGGTTAGCTACTTCACCTTTTTTAAAGCCTGCTTTCTTTCGAGCAGCCAAGGCTTTTTCACTCATAGTGTATTTTCCCATTATTCCTCCTTACGAAACATTAAATAATATTGTTTAAGTTCATCAGAAGATGGTAGTTGTCCACCCAGTACTTCAAATTCTTCATCACTAAACATTACTTTTACCATTTTACCAGAACCCAATTTAGGACCTTTAGGTTTCTCCATTGGAGCTTTAATACCTAATTTATCAAGTAATTGTGGTTGTAATTTCTTTAATTTCTCAGTATCATAAGAACCAGATGATACATTGTCGAGTAGTAATAACTCGTCCTCACGTTCTTTACTTAATTCATCCATAATAGTAACTGGTACTTCATCTAAACCTAACTTGGTAGCAGCTAGATATCTTTGATGACCTCCTAAAATAAGCAAATAACCATCATCTTGTTTAGAAGCTACTATCGGACGCACTTCAAAGAAGTCAGGATGTTCTTTAATAGAGTTCATTAATCTAATTAAAGATTCCTCGTTAATCTTACGAGGATTTTTTGGATTTGGTCTTAAATATGATAATGGTACATATTGGGTATCAACGTTTTTCATTAGTTAATTCCTCCTAAAGCAATATTCATTGGTTGGACTGTATGTTGGTTAACTACTAACATCAGTTGTGAACCTGTAGAGTAATAACCAAGAGAGCGAGCATAGTCGTTAGCGTCATTCAAAGTACCAGATGTAATAATCATTTTACCATGAGATTCAGTTTCGACTTTATAAGAATGGGTATGTCCTTTGACTAAGTAATCAATTGGACGATTCAAAATTGATTGATATTTTTGCAATGTTTGAGCACCATCTTTTTTCTCAAGGTCTCCATGAACAAAAGCAAATTCTTTACCTTTGATATTAACCGTACGAAGATAAGGTCCATCTGTATTTTTGATGATGTTAACATTTGGATTGTTTTGTAGTTCGAGCATTGAAGCAATTGTCATCTCTGCCATTCCAGAATAAGAATCTCCCATAAGAGTCATTCCTTTATCTTGTAAACGGTCATGGTTTCCTGCAATAATTCCTAAGTAGTCTACTACAACTTCTTCTGAAAGAATAGAGATAAATTCAAACATCCATTTCACATAAGTGGCAAATTGTTCTGTATTATTAGTCCAACATGTTGCTGTAGAAGTTGGAACATGGAGGTAACCATTCTCAATAATGTCACCAAGGTCAACAACTGTAACTTTTTTGATTCCAAATAAACGAATATATTGAATACAAGCTTCAACATAATCCATAATACGTTCATATTGAGTTTCTTTTCCATAATGGTCAACCATTAGTCCTACATGCCAATCAGATGGGGTAATAATTGCTTCATAAGGGGTATTTTCCTTAAGATTTACTGGTTTTGGAGTAGGAATTGGGGTCAAATCAATCTGTTCAATTGACCGTTGGATGTCTTCAAATAGGAGTAAATTGTCCGAAATTTCACGTTTTAACTTGTTAATTTTACGATTTTCATTACTCATAGCACGTTTTTCAAGTGCCATTTCACCGACTTTATTGCGAATAGCGTCAATAGGACTATTATTTTCTGGTTCTAACTCAAGGATTTGAGATTCCCAGTAAGTTAAACAGCTAAAGAAGCGTTGGTCTAATGTAGTTGTATCAATAACTTGAGCCAAGTCTGAATCTTGAATCATTGCTTTGAGAGTTGGACGAGATAATCGGTTAGATGGACTCATTTTACGAATCTCTTGTGATATTCTTACAAGCTCCACCACTTGTTGTTGTGTTAATTCTACTTGAAAATCTTCTTTATTTGTAAATTTGAATGTCTTAGTCATATTGACCTCCCTTTTCTAAGTTTATGTATATATTATACCATATTTCGTGTCTTGGCTCAAATGAAAAGCTTTTATTTTTACATAAAAACTTTATAAAGTAATTCATACCAAGCACTCGCTTCCCATAATCGTTCATTATATTTAGTCATGTACTTATCATACAGTTGTGAAATCTTATGTTCATGTAAGTACTTAGTACCACCAACTAGCGTAGGTACTTGGTAGATATAAAGGTCATCTTTAGCTGACCGAGGGTTTGGGTTAATAGTTTTAACCATCATCTGTCCAGATTTAAGGTCAAATACTCGACCATAGTTAGAGAATAATACATCACCATAAGTTTCAAATGGCTTAATAAATAGTTCACCTTTTTCTGCATAGTCATATACATTTTTAATTGCGAATGGTTGCCTTGTCATTAATCTTCCTCCTCATATTCTTCCATCATCATGTAAAGTTCATCATCTAGTTCATTATAGTCATGATATAATTCTACATAAGCATGTTCAGCTTCATCTAATTCCATTTGAGCTATATCTAAATCTGTTTCTAAAGCTATAATATAATTTTGCAGTTCCATTAAATCTGGTAACATTTCTTCTACCATTAAAACTACAGTTTTGGCTGGTAATGCCTCATCTTTAATATCTTCAGCAATGTTAATAAGTTTCTGTAATACTTTAGTTTCTTCTGCGTTCATAATTTACCTCCTACAAAGCGTTTTCTATTTCGTCCAACATCCAAAGTACATCTTTTACAATGATTGAATTGACGTATGGATTCTCTAATTCAGCTCTATAACCATTAATTAAATCTAGTACAGGTGGTTTTGGGTCCCTGGTTCTCCAAAGTTCATCCCAAAGACATTGAGAACATACTAATTGGTTATCTATCAAACGTGTATACTCAAATGGATATTCTTTTTCACATATAGCACATGTATACTCAATCATATTTACTACCTCCTTAATTTCTATAAGACTATTATACCATGGAAGTGATATAAAGTCAAGTATTTTAATTTTACAACTCTGTTACGAATTGCGTATAATTGTTTACAATATTCAGACGAATGAGTACACAACTATAAAAAAGAGTATACTCTTATAACATATTATAGTTATTTATTTTAGAGTAGACTCCTGGGTCAATACAATTTTAACTAATTTCGCCTAAATTCATCTATAGTTTAGACTACTTCGTAGTATCTTTTTCTATTACGATTTCTTAAGACCGTCGTTTAGAAAGGTCGAAAAGAAATCTAAAGAATTATTACTACTAACAAACCAATTTTCATTGATTTATCTTATGAACTAATTATACCATATTTTTTTGAATGGTGCAAGTTTAGGTTAATCTTCCAAATGTATTTGTTCAATATTAGTTTGTACCTCCTTCGTTCACTCCCTTAACGGTCGTTCTCAGTCGGTACTTATTATTGATTAAGGATGGGTATAATTGTCGAGTAGATGGGTGTGTTTTTGGGTGAGTTTAAACCAACAATTGGCACCCATCTAATCGAGATGTTTGTGACACTATTTCACATTGGATTCCTAAAAAATTTCCCCAGAAAATTTTAGCAGTTAAACATGCGTGGTTGACAGGTTTGTTCTGTGTCAAAATCAGTCTTATGTTTCTAGTAAAGATACGAAATATTATTTCATTTTTCACAAAGATTCTGTAAAACCGTTTCATTGTCACATCCATTACTGGAAGATTTCATCAAAATTATTAAATTTGCACGAATATTTCGTGGTTTAAGACGCAAAATTTGCCTAGATTGTGAAGTACGAAATCCTATTTGGATTTTCACTATAAATTTACAGTTCGTAGCCAACATCCCAGCAATAAAAGTCATTTATGTGTAATAAACCGAAACGTGGAAGCAATACAAATCTATTGTACTAATGTAGCACCATCACAAAATAATTTATACAACTTTATAACAATACATAAAGATAAATAAACCTTATCATAAAGATAGACAACTTCACAACATCTACACAGCACAAACATAGAAGCATAAACATGGTAGCATAACACAACAATAGAACAATACACAAAAGAAAAGCTAGTAACTTGTACTAACTTTATTATTATATTATTCTATTGTTCTATTAGTTACATTGCAGGTCGTCCATGCATGAACTACAATAGATATCGCCATTAACATCATAATACTTATCGTCTTTGTTGAAATACTCCTCACATTCTTCACAGTATAGGACACAGTCCGGACAATAATAATGCTCATCACGGTCCACATAAATCGCTTCATCTTCATCTACCATATATTCACAGTTATAACAATTGCGGTCATGAATGTTATCTTCATCATTTAAGATTTGTAGATTATAACCGTACTCAATATCTATAATGTCAGTTGTTTCTGTTTCTAATCTATTAATATAATAAGCGTACTCGTTTGCAGGGTTTGCATATCCTTGTCCATAGTATTCACAACTACTATTCATCTTTTTAACTTGTGAACGTTTAAGACTGTTATTGTGAGAATAGATAAGTGCTGATAGTCTTGGTTCGTTCTTGTTACTGAAATCACTGTGATAGTGATTAATATAAGCACCGTCAATAATATCATGGTTTGTGTTTGTTGGTTTGTGATAACCGTCATAGATATAGAACCGTCCATAATATTGACCGTCTTTAGTGAATACTATATACATTCTAAGTACTGCTTTTTTAGCACTGCCATAGGCATTACACTCACTTGGATGTATATCATAATGACAACTATCAAAGGCTTTTCCTTTGGTTGTAACGATAGGTTTACCAGTCAATGTATTAATACCAAACTCATGAGAAGAATATTGAAAGTCGTCCAAGTCTGTGGTACTTGTATATACTAGCCCTTTCTTGATGAATTGCCAAACGTCTTGAATTTCACTTGCTTTCTTGTCAGTTACATTTTTGTCAAGTATTAATTTACCGCCACGCTTAACACCTTTAACACCCTCAAAATAATCAGCAATAAACTCAAGCGGTACTTCTTTAAAAGGTTCAAACCCTTTCAAAGTTGCGTTTGTGTTTTCTTTTACAGTCATTAAACTAAATTTTGTCATCTTGTGTATCTCTCTTTCTTTTACCTTATGCTATAATGATATCAAATTTTGTGTTACAATTCAATATGTTTATATTTCTTTTGTGTTACTCTGTTAGAACTTTATTAGATAGTTGGTTGACTTGATAAGAGATAAAAGCCACTACCTGAAGCCTTTCCCTTGCTTTCTATAATACCATTCTAACCTTTTTAATGTTACAATTCAAGATTATTATAATACTATTAGATTACAAAGCTTGTCATATCTATAACATAAAATCGCAAAATAATAGACCGATGATAACAACTAAAAAGCAAATAACTACAGTTAATATTATCATGTTTGCACCTCCTCAAATTCAGAATTGATATATTTATCAATTTTATCAAGTACCATATCAAGCGTAATTCTAACCCGGTTCAAAGGGTTTTTACTAGCTTTAAAAATAACATCATTGCACAACAAATCAATGTTAAAATTGTTTATATTGATGTCTAACATAGCCTTAACGCTTACGTTTTTCTTTTTACCATTGATAAAATAAGTATCATTTACTTGTGTAACTGTAAAGCCTTGTTTAGTTGTTGTTTGCATTTGTTTACCCTCCTAAGGTATTACTATTAATTAGTTCATTAATGCCTATATACTACCATATATAGGCACTATCAACAAATTAAACGTATAATGAAATGGTTGTCGTACCGTCCGAACGTGTTTCGTGAGTTTCAACTAGTCCGCAGTCATTTATAACATTTTTTACACGTTCTACTGCTGGTTTTGCTGGTACTGGTTTATAGTTATCAAAATCAATTTTCTTATTAATTTCAATAGCACCGCTAAACATTGATAGCGTATTTTTAACTTTTAACCATTTTTCAAATTGCACTTTTTTGCGTTCTTTCGCTGCCATGGTTGCTAGTTTGTGTTTTTGTAGTGCTTTTTCTTTAACATCTTTTGCAATAGTGTTATTATATCCATTAATAGCTTGAACATATTGTTCTTTAATCTGTTTGTATGTTATTGCCTTTAATTGTCCTAGTGTCATGGTATGACTTTTTGTAATAGCGTCATGCCAGTTTATTAGGTCAGGCCCGCAATAATTAAACATAATATCATAACTATGTATGCCATTATCATTTAACAATGTTTTAAACTTTTGAATGGTAGTGCTTACAAATTTTGCTAGTTTATCCTTATACCAACAATAGGCACGCTCATAATCAGTCATGTTTTTACGCTCCCATAGTCTGTTACCACGATTTCCAACTAACAAATCAGTCAAATTTTGCTTTCTGATTTTTAGTTTATATTCCAATTCAAGTTTTTTAATAAGACGCTTAGCATTTTGTGTTTTGTATTTCTTCACTAAAACCGCAACGTCATTCGGATAAACATATTCAGAAGAATTGTCATTTATATAATTACAAATTCTATTATATAACTTGCGTTCGGTTCTATAACGTTCATTGTTCAATGTTTGACTGTGTAACAGTTTCTTTATACTATCAACCGTATAGTTATGACTAGGTAAATATGATTCACTTATATAGTCAAGAACTTTCTGTAAATTATAATCATTATCAAGACGGCTATTATACCATGCACGCAAATAGACAAGTCTTTCATCATCTAATTGCCGATTAGAAGCCCTTAAATCATTCAATTCAGCAAGTTTGTCATTAATATAAGACTCAAGTGCTTCCATTTGTGCATTGTTTTCTTTAATAATGTTTTTACGGTTTTTCATTTTCTAAACTCCTTTTTGTTTGATAAGTCTATTATATCGTAAGTTGTATTACAATTCAACTTGTTTACATTAAACTTGTGTTACAGTGTCATGATTTACTGGTTGCTGAAATAACAACCATTAAAACTACTAAAATTACAGTGTATAGAATAATTTCTATTATATCAACCCTCCTTATAATCTTGGTCAAGTTCTTTTATAGCCTTGTCGCAAAAAGACTGTATAAACTCACTTGTTGTATACTGTGCTTTTTTAAGTAGCAAGTCAGTCTTTATGCTTAGACGTTCGTCCTCGTTTTTCCATGTTTTAACAAGTACGTTTTTACTTATTCTATTAATTGTTATTTTGTTACCTCCTTTAGATTTTATTAATTTCTCAATGGTGCTATAAATAGATTCAACCAAACTTAATAAACGTTCGCTATTTATAACACTTTCAGAAATTAATCTATAATCAAACCGATAACCAAACCGATAAACGGCAATAGTATCGGACTAATTAAGATAAACATTAATGCACCTATAAGCATACCCCTTTTTCTATTGTGATAAGATATTAAGTAACCAAATTATTAATAATATACCAACAATTGCCAATATACCAAAGAACACGATTAGAACCATAGCAAGTAATTCTATCATGTCAAACCCTCGTTATTAATCAAAAGTGATTCTTTCCACTTGTTCACTTTTTTGCGTTGGTTGCTATGCTTTTTAGCATAGTCAAATTTTAATTGTTCTTTGTATTCTTTTAGGTTGGTAACATCTTTAATCGTTTTGATGTTATTAAGAAAGTCTTTTTCTGTTACTGGTACGATATTTTTGAGCATTACAACCCCTCCTTTTTCTATACTACCATGATATCAAATAGTAGATTACAATTCAAGTTGTTTTATATTTCTTTTGTGTTACATACCTATTAAAAACATAAGTCCTACTAATAACATAGGTACAAACAGAAAACTGATACACATGTAAGCTATAACGGTATTTTTTACACTTGTTTTAGGTGCTTTATAAGTACCGTTTAATTGTTGTAACTTGATTTTGTCAAGTTCTAATCTAATGTTTTGACGGTTTAAACGTAACTCTTTTAATTCCCTATCAAGTTGTTGTGCTTTTGTTTCTTCTTTTTGGTTGTCTATGTTTGACCCTCCTTTATTTGATAAGTCTATTCTATCAAATTAGATTCATGATGTCAATTATAAACCATCATAGATTCAAATTAATTTCATGGTTGTATTTATTTTTGTGTATTATATAGAAGAAAGTGCCAATTAATACAACTGTAACATAAATCCATGTAAATGAAATGAAAACGAAAACAATCCGTAATGTTCAAAGTGGGACTTTTTAGTCAAAATTATGTTATAAGGTTTTCAATTTTTCCCTACGTGTGTGTATGACTATGTAAATAATGAGCAAGTGCTCAAAATTATGTTATAAGCATTTTCAAAATTTTCTACGTGTGCGTAAAAGTGCTCAAAATTATGTTATAAGATTTTCAATTTTCCCTACGTGTGTATACAAAAAAGACACTCCTAAGAGTGCCTGTTATTAAAGGTATTTATCAATACCTGTGAATCCATCCAACCATAGGTTTATAATGTTGTGATTCATATCGGTTGATTCAAACTCACGTTCAATCCAACGGTCTTTATCTTCAATTAAGTACACTTCTGACAAGAAGTCTTGAACTTTATTCAAATCTTCAACGGTGTACATAAATACTCGAATAGCTATTACCTCTTTACTGTGTACCTTCAACCGAACATTTACTGAAAGACCAAGACTTTTCAATCCTTCAATCCAAATACTTGGAAGTGTTTCATTGTAAGTATGCTGAATATTAATCATCATAAATTCTGACAAGTGTTCATCCTCCTTATTCTCTAGCGACCAGTTTCAAAAGTGTGTTCAATTCTTCAAAGCTGTTAAGCTCCAAAAGGTGTTCATTTTTTCTACGGTTGCGACAACGGTGTTTTAATGTGTCCAAATCAATCTCGTCTTTTAGGGTGTTCATTTTCTACCTCTGGTTCTGCATTGTCAAGAATCTCTTGAATAGAAGTGTCAGAAATTACTGCTCCCATAACGTTCTGTTCATTATGTGCCATAATTAAATCATTATGAAGTGATGTGTACCAAAGAATCTCTAAGAAGTGTTCACGATTTTCTGAATCATTTAAATCAAATTCTTTATCCTCAACTAATTGAAGTAGAATAACAAAAGCTTTCTCAGCAGCCATGGATTGTTGTTGAAACTCTTGTAAATAAGATAATGCTGTTTCATGGTCGAACTGTTCAATCTTGTTATTCCGAATGTGGTCATCTTGTAAGTCTTGAACTAGCTGTTTACCGAAGAAACCTAAAGTATTCCATAGTGGATTTTTTGTCATATTATTCACCTCCTAATGTATAAATCAATGCTTCACTTGCTGACAATTGAGTATCTAAATCTCCTTCATACTCAGCTACCATACCAACTGTAAGCATACGAACTTGTTCTAACATGGTATGTACTGTGTAACTATATTGGTTAATGTCAGTACCTTCAAACTTATCAGCATTGTTAGCAATAATTCCTGCCATATCTCCCATCAGTTTACTCATTTCAGTAAGCTGTGTATAGATAGTGATGTTTGATTCTTGATTGCGACGAAGCATTTCAGCTACTTCTTTAGGTGTATATTTTGATTGCATATCATCAGAAACTCCATTGTGTGTTTCAATATAATCTTGAAGTACTTTTGTACGTTCCTCAATTGGAAGTGTAAAGTATTCTTTGATTGAAATTGCAGTAGAGCCAGGGTATGCGGGTTTGTTTTTAGTAGTCATGTAAGACCCCCTTTATTTTCTATAATACTATTATATCAAAAGTATTCTTGTTTGTCAACCATAAAGATTCTAAATCTATATAATGTAAATCAACCATCTTTGGTAAGTTAGCCCAGTATTTATTCAATACATCTTGAACTTCCTTATTAGAATAGCCTTGTTGTCTAGCTTTAACAGCGAACTGATAACCATTAAGTGTACCCCAATGTTCATCATTACTACCACATATATTACATGTGGTCCAAGTAATAACTGGTGGGTTATCTCTGTCTAAGACTTGAAACTCTCCTAGCTCATGTAGGAAAGCTACTTCTACTTGAAGTAGAAATGGGTCAAATTTAGCTCTCATTTTCAATACCTCTCCAATGATTGAAGTTATAAATCTCTTGCATAACAGCGTCATGAACAGCTTGGTAAGGTTGTTCTAAGAGTTCTGCTGCTTGCCTAGCGTAGTCTTGAAACTTAACAAAATCATCTGATTCTTGGTCTGGTTTACGTCCAATACGAACTCCATATTTTACAGCATTCATGATACAAAAGTTAAGGTAACCTTGTTTGTTGGTTTGTTTCCAGAAGTCTTTTAATTGAATATCGTGGACATTTGCATAGTAATCTTTCTTAATATCTTTCATAGGAACCTCCTTAATATTTATAGCCTTCAAATAGTACCGTTGATAAATAACGTTCTCCAGTATCTGGTGCAACCACAACAATAGTTTTACCTTTACCTAATTCTTTAGCCTTGTCAAAAGCTGCTGAGATGGCTGCACCACTACTAATACCAACTAAGATACCTTCATTCAAAGCTGTACCACGAGCTGTTTCAAGAGCTTGCTCACTTGATACCTGTTTGATTTCATCAATGATATCCATATCAAGAATTTGTGGAATAAACCCTGCTGAAATACCTTGTATCTTATGAGGTCCAGGTTCTCCTCCACTAAGTACTGGTGATTCTGCTGATTCAACCCCAACGATTTTAATGCTAGGAAATTCTTCTTTGAGTGAGTGACCTGCTCCAGTAATAGTACCACCAGTTCCAACTCCTGCTACAAACATATCTGGACGTTTACCACTCTTAGTAAGTTCATCAATGATTTCAAAAGCAGTGTTATCAAAATGAGCTGTAGGATTCCAGAAGTTCTCAAATTGCATTGGCATAAATCCATTAATATCTTTGGTAATTTCTTTGGCTTTAGCGATAGCACCTGTCATTCCTTCACTAGCAGGTGTTAAAACTAAGTCAGCACCATAAGCACGGATAATTTGTCTACGTTCCATAGAGAATGATTCTGGCATTACAATAGTAACTGGATGTCCAAGAGCTGTTCCAACCATAGCTAAACCGATTCCAGTATTACCAGAGGTTGGTTCTACAATAGGTTGTCCTTCTTTAAGTTGTCCAATCTTTCGTGCTTGTTGAATCATTTTTAAAGCGATACGGTCTTTGACTGAACCTCCAGGATTAAAACTTTCTAGTTTAACATAAACATCTGCCATATCTCCATTAGGTGATACAGGGTGTAATTTAACAAGTGGTGTATTTCCGATAGTTTCTGTGATATTTTCGTATAGCATCATTTGTCCTCCATGATTTCTTTAAGTGATTTTCCAAAGTTAGGGTTAGTTGATTTCATAATCTTATAGCAACTACTACACAATCGTGCATACCCTATACGTTTAATTTCTTCTGTATGGAATTTTCCATAACAATTAGTACAATTATTCATCATCATACCTAGCCTTTACTATTCCAAGATTAATACGTTGTTTGTGATGTAACATTCTCCAACCATCATTTTGTTCTGCGAACTCCTCAAAAATCTTGTGTTCAAGTTCATTTAAATCTTGTCGGTGTCCTGTTACAGTATCAAACTTCTCAACATATACTAAAATGGGGTCATGTGGTTCTGGTAGAACTTTCAAATAACTATCAACCACAGCGTCTATATCTAGTACAATTGAGTGTACCCAAGAGATATCTCCAAGTTCACAACTTAATACATAAACATTCATTTATTTTTCCTCCTTCGCTTTAATTCTACGTTCAATATTTCTAACTAAATCCATAGTTAATAAATAAACATCTTGCTTACCAGTCAACTCTTTAATAGCAAAGTTAACCTCATTTTGCTGTTCCTTTAGTAAAGCGGTAGCTTCACTTAGTTGTTCATATAACTGTTTCAAATATTCTGTGTTAGGCATTTATTGTATTCCTCCTGATTCTTTCTATTAAATCTGAATACTGGTTTCCATTTTTCATTTTTATTCAATCTACTTTCAATAGTAATACTAGTAGCAAGATTAAATAGTGAAATATCTCGTTGATAGTATTCATTAGCTTCTTCTAGGCTTTCATAATCATATCTATCTGTATTACCATTTCTCCAAGTAATAACCTCTGCATATTCCATTTAAGTACCTCCTTCATTTCTATAATACTATTATACTACATTGGATGAGGTTTGTCAACTATTTATATGTTACAATTCTTTTACAAATGATTGTCAGTTATATTTTAACCTCTTTCTAGGTGCGAACACACCTAAAACGTCACGGTCTATCGAATACCCACCTACAACTTTGTGATTATCAAAGTCAACCATCATTGCACCTAGTAAAGCAGGTCCATTTGTGTATAATAGATTGATTAGTTCATTGAATGACATGTCATAGAAACCATCTAATGAAATACCATTCTTGAATAGTTTATCAAATCCTGTATCTTCATCATCTTCAATCATAACTGACTGGAAGATAGATACAATCTGACTGCGTTTTAAGTCCTGTATAGCCATTGTTTCGACTTTGCAACCTAGCTTACGTAATTCATGTTTAACTCTCTCCTGACGTTTAATAGCACCGAATCCAATCAATGTGACTGTAGGTGCGTCATCAGCATAAACATATTGATTACCACTTGTATCAACATGTTCAAAATAAGCAGGCATTTTATTTTTAGCTTCACTAATAACTAAGATGTTACGCTGTTTAATTGTACGTTGAATAGCTTTATCTGACTTCTCTGGTTGATTAGGGTCAAATGGATAACGATAACGACCAGATGTATTAAAATCTCGGTCATATAAATGAACCCTTGCATAACTAAGTCCAACACCAGTAACTCCAAAAAGTGTATATCCACCTTCATCAAATTCTTTTTGTAATTCCAAGGCACGTTCTACTGAAATACCCCTAGCGTCGAGTGTTCTCATATTTAATTCCATTATTATTTCCTCCTTAAGCTATACTATGTGCTACTGCAAAATCAACTGTGTTACTTGACGGATAATAAACTCCGTCCTTATCATAAAAAGATGACCGTTGGTCTCCTGCTTTCATAAAAGCAATGGCTGCCACTGTGTGATCTTCAAGTCTGTCTATCATGTTTCCTCATAAATTTTCAAATGTTTATCATCATCTGGTTGTACTAATTGAATATAACCAACCAGTGATATGCTGTGTGTATCTTCTAATAGAAAGATTTCATCAAATGTGAATCTTGTTTGTACTGTTAAACCAAAACAAGTAGAATCCTCAGTTATTTCTAAAGCGTCTGGATTCCACTTTAACCATGTTTTACTCTTGGTAGTTGGGTCTTTGATTAAGTTCAGATATAACTCTGCTTTTGAGTCATAGATATAGTATAAGTCTAGCATACAATTTCTCCACTAACGAAGGCATACATATTTTCAATGAATTGTTCACGATAATCAGAGTTGTTTCCAAATATATCATAGAGATAATAATCTAAACCATCTTCATCAAGACCAGAAGCATAAGCTAATTCATTGACATCAGTAATAATGGCTTTCATATCATAAACTGAATGTTCAGAAGCAATATCATACCAATCCTCTGAACCATCATGGTTGCTATAACCATTTGCAAGAGTTACATTACCCCATTTCTTAGCTTCTGTATACTCTCCATAAGAGTTGTACCAGTTTGTATTCAAGAAGAACATTAAGTTATTGAAGTTTGTTTTAAACATGTGCCAATTTAAACGTTCTTGTGGTGTATGTTCAAATTCATAACTTGCTGAAATATTAACAGCAGGTACTTCAAGATAAGGGGCAAGTTCTCCAATGTCAGTAAATGAACCATGAGCAGTAATGAATCCTGCATTTTCAATATCAGTTGATAACATGGAAGCGTCAGTATTATAAGAATAATATACTGCTTCTTGCCATGAATCTTCATGACGACCTCTATCAACTTGAATCAAATAAGGGGTTTCCATTGCATGAAGATATTCAATACAACCTGAGCATTTGTTGTCAGTCATTGCTGACGAACCAACACATCCAATTTCTTCATCAGTTGTAAAGATAATATGTGGAAGATGTTCTGATTCTAATTCTTCTACAGCTTTGATAACTGTGTAAATACCTGCTCTATCATCAGCTCCTAAACATTTAATTCCTGCTGTTTTAGCTGATTTTGTAAGTGTAACAAATCCATCTTTAAGTTCGGCATTGTAGTAAGCATTATATAGTTCATCATCACAACGGTGAGTATTAATAGTGTCCATGTGAGCTACCAATGTTGGTACTTCACCAAATGGACTAAGACCAATAATTCCATGTTCACAAGAATGTACTCGATAACCTTTATCTAAAAGCCATCCTGGCAAAGTACCGTGTAATTCTTCTTGTGTTGGTTGTAAGTAGTTCATAAATTCTTTAAAGTTCATCATATTGTTAGTTCCTCTTTCTTTCTGTTGACTTCCTTAACTCTATATACATATTATACTACAAAGATAGAAAAATGTCAACACTTTTGTGATGACATTTCTGTTACAATTAAATTTCACTTTGTGACTTAGCGTCCTTATATGCTTTAACCGACTTATCACGGTTATAGACACTAAATCCAAAGCCTACGACTGCTAGTACAAAGATAACCACCTTAATGAAAACATGTTCACCATTAAAGAAGATGGCTGTAATCATACTAGTTCCTTGTACAATACTAAATATATAGCAGAAACAGTAGACAACAATATTAACTATAGCGTTAATCTTCAGTTTTGTCAGTTCCTTCTTTGTCATCATCTTCCTCCTTATGTTTCCAATCACATTTCTTTAGCACCACATTCAGCTTATTAATGGCTTCTTGACTTTCGTTGAAAGACTCTCCTAATTTAATGAAGTCATCTTCCATACTTTTACGACGAACGTCAACTGTGTGACTAAAGTGGTTATGTTCTTTTTTAGCTTTGATAAATTCTGATACTAAATACTGGTAGACAATTACACTAGTATATATTATCAGGGATAATGTCAAACCTATAATAACTAATAGGTTCATCATATTAACTCAAATCTATGGTAAGATAACCATATCCATTACGATATTCATTACCTGACATAATAACTTCTGTAGTAAGTTTATAACCTGCTTCTTCAAGAATATTACAAATTTCTTCATACACTGACACTTTGTTCAAGTCTTCTTCATTATCATAACCTTCAAAATAGTAACCTTGATACCAAGCGTCAATAATTTTTAAAGCAATAAACTTTGTATTCAAAGCAGCTTGATTAATCTGTGGTTCGATTACTGAATCAATATATTGTTCAGCAGCAATTCTATAAGAGTTATATTTGACTCTAGCTTCATTAGCATTAATTACCATGGTATAGCACCTCCGCTTGGCTAAGTCCATTAACATCAAATCCTGCAAAACTGTAGTCATCAATAAATGTTACTGGAACAGTTTTATATCCAAACTCTTTTAATTGAGTAATGGAATCTTCGTCCTCTGTAATGTCAATGGTAGTAAATGGAATATCATGTTTGGTAAACCATTTCTTAACCATTTTACATTGCATACAATTAGGTTTTGAATATACTGTAATCAATATTTATACCCCCTGTGCTTCTCGTTCAGCACGTTGTACTTTATAATATTCATATACAACATCTTGTAACCAACCATAAGTAAAGATTTCTCCAGATTCTTCCCACTTACTGTCTTCAAAATCTTGTTGAGAAATCCAGTCAGCGAAGTCAATAACATTGTCAACTGAAATGTCATCATAATCTCCCCAACTCCACCAATAACCATCAATAATGTGAGTTTCTTTTGTTGCTACATCCTCAAATAGATAAGTCGGTTGCTCTACTGTGTGACCATAGGACATGCACAATTCACAAGTACCAAAAGTTGTGTCTGTGTCTATGTTAAGTTGTACATCAATTAATTTAAGTTTGATCATATTATTTATCTCCCCATGTAAAGTGTTCTTTCATTGCACCGTCTTTAAAACGTACATATTTACTGATTGAATCATTACCAACTGCCACTACAAAACCTTCAACTGGATGAGTTTCTTCTTGAGCAACTTCCTCATATAGTGAATCAAGTTCTTCTTTGGTAGGAAATTCATCTGTGATTGATACTACTGGAACTACACCAATGAATGGTGGTACTTCTTGTGAGATGAACGACCATTTGAATAAATCATGATTGTAGTTAAGTTTCGTCAATTCCATCTCTTCATTAACACGACCCTTAGCAAATTGGAGGAATCGTTGTGCTACATTACCATAGTCAATACGACCCATACCAATCCATTCTCCAGATACTACAGCTTTCTCTTGTAAGTCAGCTTTAAGTTCTGAACCATAATTAGCCAAGAACTCATGTAAGTGTTTATACATTACATTTTTAGGAATTGTGTCAACACCCATAGCTTCTGTAAGTGTATAAATATTATTTCGTTGTGCAATATAAAGTTCTCCATCAAGTTTTAAGAAGCTGAGATTAGAACCATCAATCTTTTCAGTGATAGTTACTACCTCTTTTTTGCCTTCAATTCGTTTTGTTTTAGGGTAAAGTGTTTTCTTAATCATATAATTGATTCCTCCTTTATTGTTTATAAGACTATTATAGCATAGTCTAAATTGTTTGTCAAGTGTTTTATACTAAAGTTACCTAAAATAACTAAGTGATAGTTTGTCTAGGATAAGTACCAGTAGTGCTGAACCTCCACCTATACCAAGCACGATAAAGATAATTGCTAGGATAGGGCTGAATAATCCAATTAAACTTGCAATACCAACTAGAATACTTGCGTAAATAGCGGTTGTTAGGAAAATAAGTAGTGCAATTAAAGTGTCTTTCAAAAATCGTTTCATTTGTTACCTCCTTCAAGTGTAATGATTAGTTCGGCTTCTTCTTCTTCATAACCACTGTTAGTGGGTTCTAGTCTAATAACACGTCGGTTATAATAGTCGTGTAATGGTAGTAGTCCATGTTTTACTTCTCCACTCCAGAACCAATTCCAACGTTTACTATCATCAAAATCTACATAAATATACTCAGTATCTTTTAAGCAGTCTAATACGTCAATAAGTTTCATTTTGTTACCTCCTTCATGTCTATAAGACTATTATATCATTATCTGATACTAATGTCAATTACAATTGTATTATATTTTAAGTTGTTTTATTAATTTAGCAGTTTCAGGATGAAATATTAAGTGAGTATGATTCTTACTTCGGTCATAATATTGTTTTACATCTTTAGCAGAATATACTGAAATAACACAACCTTTGTTACTATACTTAGACCATTCAGTCTTAGAGAAGTACTTACGAAGATATGAATACTCTTTACAGCAACTTAGCCAACCTTTAATATCATTGTCTACAAAGTCTTTAATGAAAGCTTTACGACTTGTACCATCTCGTTTAAACCATACTCCATCTCCATTTGGATGTTCTATTCTGAATACAATCATACTATATCCTCCTTATACTGCTTGTTCTTATTGATATTACCACAGTCTGGACAGTAATACCATTCTAAGTTTGAATCCACCATCATGAATCTAAGTCCACAGGTTTTACAACCGAACCAATCTAGTTTTTCATAATCAATCATCAATATGCTCCCAGTGTATTTGGAATAGAATCACCACATTCACAGTACAAATGTGAATTATCTTTTTCGTATACTTGATAACAATGTTCATGTGATATTGGTTCTTCAATGCGAATAGCTATATAGTTACCATCAGTATCATTATGGTCTGGATAAGCGTGAACTACATCCCAATCTTTATGTTTGTCATAATAACTTTGATGACTACCTTCAAGAAGTCCAGGTTTACTGGTTTCAAATAAGGTCGTTGTATTGTTACCTTCAATGAAGATATTAATATCTGTGTATGGGTGTAATACCTCTAGTAGTTCTTTAAATTTCATTTCTTTCCTCCTTATATATGTCTGTTAAAGAAATCTGTAATCATATCACTAGTGATAAATGTTATAAATAATCCAACACTAATTACAGTAACAACACATGATAATATAATATTGATATCAGCCAGTAAAGTTACTAGTATAGTTGCTCCTAATGCAAATCCAAATATTACTGCAATCAGCAATGTGATGATTCCTAATCGTTTAAATGTTTTCATTTGTGTACCTCCTTCATTTCTATAAGACTATTATACTATATTATGGAGGAGATGTCAATCTATTTTACTTTACAATTCGTTTACAAAAAAAGACTAGATAGTCTAGTCATTCATTTTATCAATAGCATTAGCAGTAATCTTAAGACTTACACTAAGTAGTATATTGATTATGTTTAAGGCTAATGCAATCCAAGCAAAAATCCAAGCCATAGTTGCATTTCCTGCTAGTGCAAATAAGAAAGCGAGTGTTAATATCATTTAATATGTTCCTCCAGTTGTTCTATGTACTCGGTTAATTCAGTACAGTGAATGATTTCTACATACTCATAATCTTTGTCTGGTACATCATCAGCATAGTAATGAGTAAGTAGTCGGTTATTACGGTAACCATCATTTTTGATAAACCTCAAGGATTGGAAAGAATCAAGAATAAATTTAACAGCCGAACCGATATTGTCTAAGTCACGTCGTCTATCACATGTATGCCAAATGAAAATCCATTTGTCACCATCATTTAAATCATATTGACCTTCTGTAAAAGGTTGTTTAATAATCTTTTCGTTGTACTTCTTCATAGTACCACCAGAATAACGATTATATGATAGAGCATTAATGAAGTCGTTTAAATTATTTAAACGACCTGCTACAGCTAATTTAGTTACAGTCATAACCTACCCCCTTACGATTTGTAGATTTTGACTGGGAAGTCTGGGTAGAACTCTTTGAGTTTGTCAACAAGTTTTGTAACTTCGACACTACCTGTAATGAGAGTTACCATTTCAATCAAATCATCAATACTGTTAAGTGATAAGTCAAACTCGCTTACTTGCCATGGACGATTGTCAATAGGGTCAAACCCCCAGTAGACTCCATTTACTCGAATTGTAGTATGTTTGCCGTCTTCACGGACTTCGATTTCGTTGTTAATATATGTCATGATTATGTCCTCCTTTTAGTTAGTCACCCCATTCATAGAAGCGACTTGATTTATGGATAGGTTCGTAAACCTTTACATTTAAGTTCTTAGCTAGTTGTTCTGAATATTCCCTAGTAAGATGTCGGTTGAACCCTCCAAGGATATCATAACCGAATTGTTCATATTTATCTGGATTCATGAAACAGTCTATGTAAAACTGTTCTGCATAGTTTGCTTCCAAGAGTAATAAATCACAGTCATGGAATAAACATACTTTAGATTCAAAGTATTGAGCATTACTCATATCAATATCAGTAATGTAACCAACTTTGTCAAGTTCTTTTGAATCAACGTCCATTGCTTTAATTACAAAACCATAAGAATCAACCTCTCCATGATTGAAACGTTGTCGTACTACAAATAGTTTAATACCATTCTTTTTGATAAGTACAATTGGTTGAGAATCTTTTGATAAACCATCATATCCAGTGAGCACTGTATTGTAATCTTTCATGATATGTTTTATAGTTGCTTTATTATAATGGTCTGTATGTTGATGTGTGACTGCTAGAATCACTTGTTCAACTTTGAATGGTACTTCATCCATTAGAGCTTTAACAAATTTAAACGGAACACCGCAATCTAAGATGATTACAGTGCCCATTTTTTCAAGAGTTAGGAGGTGACAGTTTCCAGATGAACCAGATGTACCACCAATGTACTCAATGAATTTCATTATGCTTGACCGCCATTAAGGAGAGCTTCAAGTTCAGCAGGAGTCATTTGAGGTGCAGCAGCTTGTTTAGTGAAGTTAGAGAATTTAAGCCAATATTTAGCAGGTTGTCCTGGCTTTTGACCAAAGCTTGATTCTTCAACTCGGTAATCAACGAATCCACCAACCAACGTACTTACATCAAATGTTGATACAGTTACTGGTGTTACGTTTTGTCCAAGTTCATTTTGGAAGAAACGAGCTTTCTTAGCAATGTCTGCAAAGTATTCTTCTTTAACAGTACCATCTGGTTGTGGCAACTTGATTTGACGTGTGAAGTTACGTTTTGCAGTAGCTCCATCAGACAAAGTAATTACAATTGCATTGTCATCAACTTCAATGGATTTAATTGTTACTCCTTGAGCGCCAAATGTATTAGGTTGTCCATTTGCACCCAATGCCAATTGAGTTTCTCCACGAAGGAACATTGATTCAGTAAGTGAGAAGCCATCTTTCAAGATGTACAAGTCAGTACCACCATGTTCTTCGTTAGCAAGGAGTTTTTGTTCAAGAAGTTCTGGAGTTGGTGTAAGCCAGTTTTCATTTTCTCCAAGGAATTTCCAGTATTTAGGAGAAGCAATAGTAATCTCTGCAACACCAGTATCTACAATGAATAGATATGAGTGAACAAGTACTTTGTTGTCGTTCTCTTTAGAAGTGTGTTGGATAAAGTGTCCTTTAGTTGTTTGTGTTTCAGTCATTTAATATATACCATACTGACCTCTCGGTCAGCCCTTTCTTAATCTATATATACATTATACCACAATAGGTATCTAGTGTCAATTACAATTATGTTACAGTTATGCTACTTTCTTCTTACTAGGAATATGTAGTGTACGAATAACCTCTTGTTGTTGTGATTCTTCTAGTGGAGTGATTTTATTAATCAAATCAATCACTAATTCTGTGAAATAAGTTTTATCTAAATGTTCTACTGGTGGAATGGTGTCTTCCAGTTTGTCAGCTACGTTTGAAATAGCACCGACTTTACCAGTATTATGGTCAATCTTACGATAACTCAAGCCATCTACTACTGGATAACCTCTAAGTTGACGACCAATTGGTTCTTGATTCAAACAAACTTCATCAAAACCTTTCAATAATCGTCCTGTTTTAGCTGAGTATCTTGGCATTTCTACAATGTTTGTAGTGATTACTTCATAACGACGAGAAGTTTTAGCACGACATAAGAACATTTCTGGAGTTTGTTCAAGATATTCTTGGAAAGATTTCAAATCATTTTTGAAGTAATCAATAACAATTTGTCCTACAGCTTGGTTGTTTGCAAATACTTTCTTGTTGAATGTACCTTTAGCTTCTTCAACGTTCATATCTTCGTCCAAGATGAAGTAGTTATTAACATCTTTTGCATAGTAATGAGCAAAGATATCGGTTTCAAATACCAAACCAGTTTTGATTTCATATTCAAATTCAGTTGCTTTAAGAACATTTACAGCTTCTTCTGACAATGTTTCTGTAATTGAGTAGATAACACCATCTGTATTAGTTTGAACTACTTGAGCACCACGTTTTTCAAGTTCTTTTGACATAGAGTACAAAATCATTTGACCTGCGATACAAATATCTAAACCTGCATATTCATTATAAAGATATGCACCAGATTGTAAACTTCTCATTAAACCATAAGTTGCATTGATAACGATTTTAAGAGTATTACTTAAAACTTTATCTCCACTGTGTTTAGCTTCTAAACGTGTGTTAACAATGTTTTTATACTTAGGAGTACCAACACCAAAGATATCTAATAGAATCGTTAAGGAAGGATATAGAGAAGCCACGTCACTATGGTAAGTATTATGAGCTACAAGTAAGTCTGGATTTTGATAGTGAATACCACCAAGTCCAAATACATAACCGTCAATATCGCCAAACTCTTTAAAGAATTTCTTAGGTTCTGGAAAATCTAAATCATTTTTATTATCAACATAATTTAACATGTAGTTCAAAACCTTTTGAACACGAGGGTCATCCAAGTGTGGAAGGTCACATTTCTTCAAGAACTCAAAGATAGTTTTATGTTGATACTTTTGTGAATCATCAGCATTAGCAAGTTCTGGTTCAAACAATTTAATTACAAGACTATTTGCTGAACTATTTAATACTTTTTCGATAGGACAATTTACTTCATTTGCTACCATTTCCCTTAAATCTTCAAGGGCTTGTGGTACTTTACGTTCAATCAGTTTCTTGAAGTATTCAAACGTTGCCTTAACGTCGTTACGACAATACTCTCTGATTAATATTTTATTTGCACTAGTTGGTCTTGTGTTGAATGAGATAGGTGTTTCGATAATCTCCAGACCTTCTGCATTCATGAACGCTTTAAGAGAACCTAACGTTGAATAATCCATATCAGATTTAGCATACTTCATTACGTCAAATGTACGATAAGGCATTTTCTTTTTGTTCCAAGCAAGCGAATCATAGAATGGTAGTAGGTCTTTATTAATGATTGCATTAGATACTTGCTTAACCATTTCTAAGTCAACAACATCATCTTCTTTAGCACCATTAGCCAAAGACCAATGATACATAGTCATGAGAACATTATCATCATAGTTATGATTGTTAAATGCTACCAAGTTAGGAATGTTAATTATTTCTGCTAGTTGTGCAAATGTTGGATTCTCATATTCAATCCAACAGTTTTCTTTTGGGAACCATACTTCAATCAAGAAGTACTCCTTATATGCCTCCAAATCAAAGTAGGCAAAGTCTAAAGCATTCCATGTTTTAATTAAACTCATATCATACCTCCTTAAGAGTAAACTCTTAACCTAAAAGGTTAAGAGCTTCTCCTGCGTTAATCATGCTAACAATTTCTGCTACTGTTGCTTCTTTAGAATCAATGGTTGTATCTTTGAATTTTTCATACAAAGCTGCATTCAATTCAGCCAATTTAGGACCTACAGCCATCAATGCTTCACGAGTGATGTTACCTGTCATCATTTCAGCACGAACAGTTTCATTAACTGACATCACTGTATTGAACAATTTAGGAGCGTCTGCTGTATGGATGTCAACTGGAGTTTCATTTACTTCTGGTTTTTTATCAACGATTGCATTACCATCCAGTGTTGGTACTTCTTCGTCATTGACTGTTACCTTAGTAACTTCAACTGTGATTGGTTCTTCTTTTGGTTCTTCTTTTGGTTCTTCTTTTGGTTCTTCTTTTGGTTCTTCTTTAGCTTCCTCTGGTTTAGGTTCAGCTTTCTTACGAGATTTACGTTTAGCTTTAGGTTTTTCAGTTTCTTCTGCTGTAACTGGAGTACCATCTGCTTCTGTGTCTCCACAGTTCTTAGCACAAATCTCTTTGCATGTTGTAATGCAATTATTTGTTACATCATTTCCATTAAAGAGTTTTGCAAACTCAAGTACCTCTGCGATTGAATCAAATTTCACATTTAGTTCCATATTTAAATTACCTTCACTACTTTCTGTAGTGCCTTTCTTTATTTCATAAATCAATTATACCATTATCTGGTATCAATGTCAATTTCTTTAGGTTTACATTTATATTACAATTAAATTACATATTCCCATCTAAATCCACCTGCTGTTTCTTGACGACCTCTAGCACAGTCAATTATAGTCTTAACAGGAACACCAGTTATATCGGAAGCAATGCGAACTCCGTTAAAAATACGAGTACCATCGCTTATCCGTTTGGACTTACTATCAACAATGCGTTGATTACGAGTACCATGATTTAAATTATCTGCAACCGATATCCATTCTAGGTTAGTTACATGATTATTTGATTTATTTTCATCAATATGATTAACTTGTGGTAGATTATCTAAGTTAGGTATAAACGTTAAAGCAACCAGTTGATGGATAGAACACAACTTTTGTTTACCATCTTTATATAGACCAACCATTTCATAGCCATATCGGTTAAGAGTTGTTTTTAACATTTTACCTCTAAGTTTATGTCCTGCTGAATCAAATCTAGGTAATGATTTAACATTACCTAAATTACTAACTTGATAACTACCTTCATAACCATGAATATCTTTAAATGTTTCTTTCATTGTGTATTTACCTCTTTTCTTATTTTATGAATATATTATAGCATAAAATAGAATCTTTGTCAAGGTTTATATAACCTTAGCTTCACGAACTTTCTTAATACCATTTTCATAGTTTTTAAGAATAACTTGTTGAAAATGTTCTGGAGTTTCTGAACCAAATTTACAAACTCCTGGAATTACAATACACATACTAAAGGATTGGCTGATATTACCACTAATATCTTTAGTGATACTTGCAGACCAAACACCGTACCGATTTTTATAAACTGGGATTCTGAAATAAGGAACTTCAACCTGCCATGATAAAGCACCAGTCAAGTCAAAAAATTCATCTAAGTCTAAACTTTGCATTGCATGAGGTTTAAGTCTTAGTTTGGCTTTCTGTTTACCACAAGGGAAAAAGTCAATTAAATCAAAGTTTTCTCGAATAACTTTCTTAAGTCTTTGTCCATCTGGTGATGTTTGAGTACCAATAGTGGTAGGGTTTTCAGCTTCTGCTGCTCCATAAGCCTGACAAACTTCACAAGTTTGTTTGGCTAAAGTACCAACTAAAAGTGTATCATTCAAATCAATATCAGTTGGAATAACTCCAAGACGTTTATGATTACCAACATAGTCATGAACTTTAGCAATAGTTTTACCTTCTGCTAAACGAAGTACACGACCAATAGATTGAAACCAAACTGATACTGAACGAGTAGGTCTAAACATATACATTGAATCACATGCAGGTACATCAAATCCCTCAATAAAGATATTTACACCAATCAATACTTGTGTACGGTGTTCTTTAAAGTCTTTAACATATTGTGTACGTTCTCTTTTCTTACTTTTACTTGAAACAAATTGAGCTGTAATACCACTATCTTGTAGCATTTTAGCTAGTTTTGAACCATAATTAATTGAGTGACTAAAGACAATTGTCTTATCACTACCAATAGTTTCGACAATATAGTCATGACATTCTTTAACTGTTAAAGCGTCATTAACTTCTTGTTCGTTGAAATCATGAACACGTTTATTAACTTGTTCAATATGAAAATCTCTACCAGATATAATTTCAAAAGGAGTTAAATATCCTCTGTCAATACATTCTTTTGTAGATAAACTTACAGCAAAGTTCTCAAAGCATTGGTCTGACTTCAAACCTGTAAGTGAGAATTTCCATGTATCTTTGTTTGCAACTTGTGGTGACATGTCTGGAATCAATCCACGTAATGGTAGTGCTGTGAAACCAAAGTATGTTTTAGCATTTTCAGCTAATACTTTACGATAAGTAGAAGCAATTGCATGGACTGCTTCATCAATAATTACCACGTCAAATACTTTGTCCATTTTAGTTAATTTTTGAATAGATATAAATTCAACTGGAAGTCCTTTTAAAGTTTCTTCTAATTGAGCAAGTAATTCTTTAACATGTACTGTGATACAAATTGTTTTTGATTTATCGTCAGCTAAGAGAGCTTCAACGAAGCCCCTCATTACTACTGACTTACCACCACCTGTAGCTAATACGGCACAACAATTACTATCTTTGTACTGCATTAGTTCATCAACAAGGTCTTGTTGATATGGTCTTAATTGAAATGTCATATTACCTCCTTAAGCAAGAAATCTATCCAACATATCTTGAAACTCGACTAATGAATCAACGCAATTGTCTTCCTCCATTTTGATTGTCAAGTTTTCAACAATTTCATTGAATACTGATTCTGTCATTTTATCCATGTTTAACAAACCACAAATATCTTTTGCAATTACAGTCAATGCTGTGTTACGTTGACCATCGTATTCATTCATATCTTTACATGTTGTCAAAGCCAAATACCATTGAGAAGGTTTAGAATCAGACAAGCCTAAGCTCCAGCTTGCGATATGAGAGATTTTAGGTCCATCATAGGTAGATTTAGCGGCTTGTGAGTTTGAACTCTTAGAACGTGAAATATTAGCTTCTACGATAGGTTGTGGGTTGTTCCAGATACCTCCACCGAACTCAACTGGTTGTTTAGGAGATAAGTAGAATACACCTTTAAATCCACGTTGGTTTGTATCAAGTTCAGCAGGAATACCAAATTCATTGATGAAAGCTTGTTGAACTACTGGATATTGGTCTGCTGTAATTGGATGTGCTAATGGTACGAAAACATGAGCTTTGCGGTGTTCTTCTGTAGATGAAGCTGATTCTTGAAGAATAACATTAACACCTGCTAATGAAGTCATAGTGTAGAACTCAGTCCAGTCACCAATATCATCAAAGTCCAAGAATAATACATTAGAAGTTCCTGAGTGGTCTTTACGGTCAAAACGGTCATTTACTAATACAATTTCTTGTTTAGCTTTCTCAACATCTTTACCAACCAAATCAGAAGCTGAATAAACGTAAGTGTCCATTGTATTATAGTTATCGTAAATTGATGGAAGTTTTGTAAGTTTCATTTCAAAATCAATATCAGTTACAACTTTTTCCTCAGATACTGTTTCTGGCTCATATTTAGCAGTCTCAGCAACTTTTGTTTCAGTTTGGACATATTCTTCCTTAGCTTGTTCAAGAGCCTTAGAACGGTCTGTAGGAGCTTCTGGAGATACTTCGGTTGTCATTTGAATTAGATAGTTACGTTTGTTAGCTGTGTTACGAACATAAATATAATCATATTTTGAACTTTCTAATGCGACATCAACGATTTTGTTTGCTGAATATTGACGAACGTTTTTCATAACAAGATTGCGTTTTTTAGCTTGTTCTAAGAACGTCAAACGAACTTCATTAGTAATTGGAAGATAACGACCTGATTCTCCAAATAATTCATCTGAGATACCTTGGTTTTGGAATGAACGCATTCCCATGTTTGGAATACCACCAAGTAATTTATCAAAGTAAATTGATTCTTCCATGAAGATTTTGTCAACAATTCCTGCAAGATTCGATTCACTGACTGAACTATCAAAATAAATTTCACCTTTACCGATTGGTGTAAGGATTTCTTCTCCACTATTCCATTGGAAGTTATAATCATTACGAGTAAAACCATAGAACATTGTAACATGTAAGTAGAGGTAGTATAACAAATCAGATTGTTTTACCATTCCTTTAGTAAGAGCTTCATCAAGAACTTTAACTGCATTTGTTCCTTCTGGGTTTTGTTCTACTGATGAAACCTGAGCAGGGTATGTATCTTCCCAGAAACGACGAAGAATAGATGTATCATCTCCACTCACCCAATCCCAACACAAATCATTGGTAGCTGAACGGTGAACTCCTAAGAAGCGGTGGTGTGAACCATTAGTTCCAAGTGGTGCATAGTACAATGATTTGTTTGATACATCATTGAATTGAAATTTGTCTTTAAGTGCTTGTTCGTTAAAATTTTGTTCTTCATCTGAGTTGAATCCAAGTGAACCAACAATAGTTTGCATTAAATCTGAACGGTGGTTACGTTGTTGTTCAACTGCGTCAAGGTAAGAACTAATTTTAACTGATTTGTTCAAACTCATTTTAATCAAACGATACATAAATGATTTACCAGTACCACCATTAAGGTTACGAGGAGATACTAAGAATACACAAGCTGAACGACCTGGTAAGGTCAAGTCTTGTAAAGCGTCTAAAGACCAGTTAAAAATATGAGCACGTTTAACTTTATCATCTGGAACTAAGTCATTAGTGCGAGAGGAAATAGCATTGATAGCATTATCAATCAACGCATATTGTTTTTCACGAGCTTCAAATGTATCATTAACACGTTGATATGCAAAACGATAATCAAGTATGTTTTCATCAAAGTTAGTTAATTCTGGATTGTGTGGGTCAAATGTTAATAACCCATTGTTGAATTGATATGTACTTGGTGTCCAGCCTTTTGGAACACTCATATTCAATGTCATGTTTTCAAGGTCTGCTGTAGCAATCAATGATTTAAGGTGGTGCATTACTGTATTAGTGGCTGCTTCATAAGCTTTAGCATTAGCCCCTGTTGAACTATAACGTTGTGACAAGTGACCTTCTAAAGAACCATCTGTTACACGAGAACGTGTTGAACCGTTCTGAATAAAGAACTCATTCATCCATAGTACAAATACACGAGATTGAATCATACTCATAAATAAAATTTGTTGCCCAAGAGTGGTAGTAATGCCTACACGTTTAGCAACTTCTTCTTCTTTTTCAATAGACCAACGTTGTGTTTCTTCCGATTGTTTTGCAAATTTACGAATAGTAGCGTGTGAAATGATGTTTTTATCAATAAAGAATTGAGTGATATCACTTGAATGGTAGCTAGTTACAAAATGAGAAGTAGGGTCATAGTTACTGATATTGTATTTGCAGTCTTTAACTGCTCTAATCAATCGTGCTGTTACAGCTTCATCTTCATTTGCCAATTCAGGACTTACTAAGACTTGAGCTGTACGAGTAACTTGATATGCTTCCAATAGAGCGTCGCAATATTCATTGATGTCAATTCTTTCCTGTGACGTCAACAAAACTTCGTTTGCTTTTTTAGTCATATTATTATTTCCTCCAGTTTCTATTTCTTTATGTAAACCATTATATCATAAAATTATAATGGTGTCAAGTACAAACTTTTAAAATTTTAGTTTGTGAAATTTTGGAATAAATCCTCCAATTAGAGTTTACGAAACTATACGACATTCCCTTATAGAATATAGAGAAAAAAAGAGTAAAATAATAAAAGCTCTATAGGGTATACTTTCTAGTTTCGTAAACTATATAATATTACTCTTTAACCCTTGGTACTACTGACTTTTAGTTTACGAATCGAATTACGAAAGTTTAACAGACTTTCGTAAACTTTTTTGCACTTTTTACACTTTTTTAAACAAAACACACAAATTGGACGAAAAGTTTACGAAAGTGAAAGTCTGCATTTTTGCTACTTTCGAGAAAAGTTTGTGAAATTTTCACTTGCAAATGGACGATTTCTAAAATTACTTATTTATCTAAAACAGACTTTCGTAAACTTTTTCACAATCTTTTACTTGTCATGACTTTAAT